ATGATGCAAGCTTGGACAGTCATCCTCCCGCATTTCATCTTTGCATGGATCGCACGACGCCGCTGCGAAGTGATCGACCAGCGCGGTCCGGTCGGGAAGATCGTTATCCCCCGCCCGGGCATTTTGTTGCTCGCTAAGGAGCCCCGCCCATGACCTCCACCCTCCGCACTCTCCTTGATCGGGTCGAGCAGGGAGAGGGAGCATGAAGCGCCCATGGACTTGGAACGGGCATATTTTGAGCGCGGGCGACCCTCAGCCGGGCGACCAAGCTCCAGAAGGCTATATCCAGTGGCACGCTTGGGCCGAGGTGCAGCACAAAGCGGGCCTCCGGCAGAAGGAGTGCGGGAAGTGCGGCCGGTGGAAATACCCGCAGGAACTCAGCGGCGAAGAGGTATCGTGCACCGGGATCACCCCTCGCGGCAAGAAGCGGACCATTACGATGCCCGTCTGCAACGCTTGCCTTGATGACACAGAGGAGTCCGCCCTCCTCCGAGCCAAGATCGCACAGGAGGAGAGGACGTGATCCCTTTGTTTAGTTGCAGAGCATGTGGCTTCCTCTCAACGCTAGGGAGCGAGTTCACGCGCATCCAAGGCGTCACGTTCGATAAGGATTGCGCCGCAGCTTATGAGAGAGGCGAAGAGCCTCAACGGCGATGGGTCGAAGAGAAGCTCCCGGCCACAGCAGGCCGCGCCCTCCTCGCGGAGGCAAGAGATGAGCGGTGAGGAGGACTTCAAGCGTCTGTTGAGTGAGGGGCTGGATCTCTGCGTCAGAGCCCGCAAGATGGACGCAATGGATCGAAGAGCAGCGACGCTGGCCTGCTCGCGCGAGCCAGATGAGTGGGTCGCCAGCGGTCAGTTTGATCGGTATGTCGAAGAGCACAATAGCGACTGGCCGGACAAGCCAATCGCAACGCGCAGTGGAACCGTCGCGCTCTGGCTTCAGGAGCAATACGACAGCGATCTGGCGGATTGGGAGCGGAGAGCCCGGCACGCCCTCATGCAGGCTTCCGCCTGACCATCCGCCACACCCCCTCCCCGAATCGTTCGCGATGCGTTCTCATAGGGGATGGGACAACGGAGCGGCACACTCGGACAATTGATAGCGGACGGACACTCAGTCTCGGCAACTTGCAGCAAGCCGCCAGGCTGCGGTCGGGCGCTCGACATGGACGTGTACGATCTCGCGATGCAGTTCGGGCTGCGCTGGGATTTCGTCGGCCGCAAGCCAAGCATCAAATGCGGTCACTGCGGGTCCAATCTGGTCAGCTACATCGTGGCACCTGATCGCCGATCGCTCAATTCGGCAGATCTAAAGCTCATGCCGCCGGCCAACTTCCGGGCGTCTCGGCCACAGGCAGAGTGCGATGCGCTGGCGCTGCTGTTCCCGAGGCGATGGGAGTGGCCGGCGAGATAGCCATGTTACCCCGGTTTAGCGTTCGGGGCTAACTTCTCACTGGAAACGTTTCCACTTAGCGCGGGGTGGCCGCATCCGCTCGCCGCCCGGTCGAGGTCTGCAACTCAATCCGCTGCGTCAGCACCGCCACCTTCGTGTCCAGCCCGCCCAGCGCCTGATTGATCTCGGCAAGGCGCTGGCTGATGTTCGACAGGCTGACATCGACGCGTTGGTTTGTCGCCTTCAGGGCTTCTTCCTGCGCCGTGACGCGGAAGTTCAGCCGGGGCAGGTCATCCAGCTTGTCGTCCATCTTCGCAAAGTCGGCCTTCAGCGATGCGATCGTGATGGCCTGCGTTTCGATCGTGTTTTCCAGCCGACCGTAGATCACCGCCCCGCCCACTGTCATAGTGACGAGCACCAAGACATTGCCGAGAGTGAGATTGGTCGAGAACCAGCTTGGCTTCTGCATGTCTGCACCCTCGCCTGCCATGGTGAATTCCTAACGCACTGTGTTGATTATTGTTTCGGCCTCTAACGGCCTTGATCTGTGATGGCGCGGGTTGCCCCTGACAAGGCCCCGTGCCGATCCCGGCATTCGCCGAGCGCGGCCCGGTCCCTGCCCCACAGCCGCACGGTCTCGGCCGTGGTCAGATCGCGGTCGGGCAGCGCCACAGGGTCAGCGCAGGCCAGCAGGAGCGTTTGCGGCACCGTTGGAAGACGTGGCGCGACCGATACCGTCGAGCGCGTCGCGCAGCCGCTTTGGAACAGCAGGACGGCAAGCAGGAGCGCTGCCAACGACAGCAGGCGGGGATTGGACGGCATCGGCTTGCTCTTGTTCGAGGGCGGCTTCCAGAGCCGACATGCGGGCCGCACGATCGGCCTCGCGCTGGTGGTAGTCGCGCTCTATGGCGTCGATCTTCGTCTGGGCGGCTTGGCGGTCTGCCTCGGCCTTGGCTTCGGCATCGCGCTGGGCTTGCTGCCAGACGATGCGCTCGGTCTGCGCGCCCTGTTCTCGAGCGGCAGGCAGGGCGATGAGGCTGGAGGCGACCCAACCCAAGGCAGCGCCGAGGATGAGACAGACGCCGGCCTTGATGGCCTCGAGCGCGCCGATCATCACGCACCTTCCAAGCACAGACGGCGTTCATCCTGCCGGCGGTTCGTCAGCCCGGCCACCACGCGCCCACCGGCCTTGTTCCAGGCCAGCAGAGCGTCACAGGCGCCCTTGATGTCGCCCGCGTTCAGCCGGCGCGCCATGGACGAGTTGCAGAACCCGGCCGTGCCGATGTTGTAGGTGACGGACACCATGGCGGCATAGGGCTTGTCGGGAATGGCGTCGGGGTTCGTCAGGCAGGCCCGCATTCCGGCCTCGAACTGCTTCACGCCCTCGCCGAGCATCACCCGGCATTCCTCGAGCGTGTAGCGGTCGCCCATCTTCACGCCTCGCGTCTCGCCGAAGCATACGGTCGGCACGCCAACGATGTCGGGATAGGCGACGGTGCGCACGCCCTCCCATGTGCCGATCGTGCCGAGCACAAGAGCGAGGACGACACCCCCCTTCTTGAGGCGAGAGCCGCCGACGCGCGAGGTCTTCGTGGGCTGGCTCATTGCTGGCCTCCCGAAACCGCCGGCTGGACGACCAAGCGGGCCACAAATGCGGCGGCGCTGGTGACGCCAGAGATCAGCGCGAAGGTGCGCGGCGGAAGGCCGAGGCTTTCTTCGAAGGCGGGCAAGGCGAAGTCGAGCACGATCAGGGCGAAGGTCAGGGCGATGAACCTGACCGACCATGCACGCGACAAAACCCGCCGCCAGTTGGCAACGAGGGTCATGGGATCTCCGATGTGAGGGGGTGCCCGGCGCTAGGGCCGGGCTATGTGTGGTGGTTTAGAACCCGCTGGCAGCAGACGCTTTGCGCCAGTCCGCCTGTCGAACCTGCATCACAATGTCCGTCGCCACGGCCGCCTCAATCGTGAGCTTGATCGTCAGCTGACAGAATGGCGTGGTGGCCGGCCAGGAGGAGCCGATGATCTCTTCTGGCGTCCTGAAATAGAGTCCCCGGCCCTCATTGAATTGCGACCAATCCAAATCGGTCGGGAATGGATCGTTGGCGATCGCGTTGCCGGCTTGGCCATTGTAGTTAGCTGTGGGCGAGGAATGCGAGCACGCCGCCTGCACGATGAGGCCACGTAGATTCAGATAGCCGGTGGCGGCATCGCTCTTTTTGACCAGTACGAATGCCTCACCATAGTGAGTATCGCCAGGTTCGAAATTGCCTGTGCCCGATGTCCGGGTGAACTGGAAATCGCCCACCGCTGTGGCGGTGCCAGTGATCGCGACCTGTTGGACTGGAGTGCCATCCGGGTCCGTGAGCTTTGACATAGTAGCCGTCAAGCCAGCCGCAGGCCCACCAGAACCCCAGTTGGTTGCCCGGCCAGAGCCATTGTCGCCATCGAACATCCCGTTGCCGATCAGCGACCCGCGCTTGTTGAGCGTCGCGCTGTAGCCGCCTGCATTGTCGATGTTGGAGAGGTTGACCCGCTGGGGAAACAGCTTGTCCAGCACCTTGTAGATTTCGAGGGCGTATCGCGCATGGCCCTTGACGTTGGGGTGCATCAGATCGGCAGCATCAAACAGTGAGTTGTCGGCCGGGACGCCCGTTGTGCCGGTGCGCGACACGAACTTGCTGTAAACCGGGACTGCGAGAACCAACGGATTGAGGTTCGGAAGTTCAAACATTGCCCAGCGCTGGTAGCGATTGAGACCCGCGAGCTTAGCGGCATCGCGGGTATAGCTCGTCGTGCTGCCGGGACCGGCCGGGAGATCGTCTGTGATGACGAAGAGGATGCCGGCGTCTGTGATGGCCTTGCTGATCTTGGTGATGTTGGCGATCAGTCGATCGGTATCTGCCAAGGTCGAGATGCTGTCGTTGACGACGCCGAAGAACAGCACCGTGTTGATCTTGTTGGCCTTGCACTCTGCCACGAACGGCAGGAGCTGCGCGTCGTCTGCCATGAAGGTCGTGGACTTGCCGCCGTGCTTGCCTGTGGTCATACGAGGCGCAATGAAGCGCGGCCCCATCATAGCCTGGAGCCAGAAGTGAGATCCGCGCGGTTCGGCGATGTTCACGAAACCTGCGCCAGATGCGATGCGGTTTTGCCCGAACGCCTCGAAAGAGTGCGAATAGGTCGCAAAGCGACACTGGCGCACGTTGGCACGCGCAACTTTCAGAGGCAAATCCGCGCCAAGACTGCGCGCATTCAGAAGGTCGTCCAGATCAAGATTAGCCATCAAGCGGCCCTCGCGATAACCCGATCACCACCGGACGTGACGAAATCGGCGTTGGAATTGGTGGTGACGAAAGAGAAGCCAGCGGGCGGCACAGGCTCGCTAAGCTGAAGGATGCCGGCACCGATGGCGCACGCGAGAGATCGCCTGCTCGCGGCAAGGCGGGCGGAAGAGACCATGTGAGGCTCCTGAGAAGTGAGTGCTTAAACGAACATCGGCTTGGCGGCGTCGACCACGACTGCACCCGCAACGGCGCTTTGCCGCGAATTATGCGTACCGTCCGAGGTGTATGTGCCGTCCACGGCGGCGCTAGCCGAGTGCGCCTTCGTGAATGTGCCCTTCCGCCCGACTGTGTAAGGCGCGGCCGACCCTGAGACTGTCGTCACGATGAACGTCTCGACACTGGCCGAGATGCCGGTGTCAATCACGAGGGTGTCGCCCTCGGACGGCTTGAAACCGAGCGTCATCGAGCTTGCGCCGACAGCCACGTCAGCGGACAGCGCGCCGGAATTGTTTGCGGGCTTGCCCCATTTGCGCGATCCGGGCGAGCTTTCGAACGCGGGGCGCACGTCGATCACGCCGTCCACGTTGGCCGGCTTAGCCATGATCCAGTCGTCATAGGCAGCGTGTGAGCCGTCCGAGGCGCGCGTCTGATTGGCCTCGTTCGCGCTCGCCCAATAGGTATCCCCCACCTGCACAGTCTGAGGCGTGAGCGTGGTGGCGATGGTCTTTCGCCCGTTGCCGCCCAGCGTCGCGACAAAAGCGAATGCCTCTGCCGCCTTGGCGAGCGTGGTTGCGGCCACGTCACTCGCAACCGTGTTGATGCCCATCTCCACGAGGCGCGTCGAGAACGGATACCCCGCCGCCTCCAGAAGCGCCTTGCGCATCGCAAAGCCCGCCGTGCCCGCCTCGCCGCCGCCGCCGTTGAGCGTGAGGTCGCGGAAGCGCGCGCCCGGAACGCAGAGATTGGTGAAGGGAATGCGGCCATTCGTTGGGCGGGACAGGCCGCGATTGACGTAGCCTAGCGTCGCGAAGTCGGCGCTCGTGATGCCAAACCCCGCCTGAAAATCGTTCTGGCCCCAACCGATGCTGTTGCCCAAGACAAGGGCCGACTTGGCAGCCTTTTCCGCTATCGGTCCGTCAGGCAGACACGAAAAAGCGACGGGCGCTCCTACGATAGTCGAGTCGCGCGTTGTCTGATTGCCCGCCGTGTTCGACTGAAGGAATGCCTTGCGCGATGTCGACGCCCCCGACGCAGCGTCGCCCCTTCCCGAGGCCGTTGCGAACACTGATGCCGGCACGCGAATACCGGATGTCGAGGGGTAAGAGCCGCCCGACGCGACGTTGAGCGCCCAGCCCACTCGCACGATGGAGTTGGCCGGGATCTTGATTTCGTTAACGTCTGTGCCCTTGAACCCGCCATTCGGCACGACGAAGGCTTCGGAGCCGCCAGCCGTGAGCGTGTACTTCACGTCGTTGATCTCGATGATGGCGAGTTCATAGTTCACATCGTTGCCGACCGCAGCTTCGCCGACCCCGGTTTTCCCGTAGAAGCCGCCGAACCAGAAGCGCGGGCATTTGATGTCCCACGGAGGCGACATCATCACGACGAGATCGGCGCTGTTTTCCAGCGCGGGCACGGTGGCCTGGATCACTCCGTTGTTGAACGAGAGCCGGCTGTTGAAGCTATGCACGGCTGAGATGATTTTCTGCCCACCCGGCACCAAGATCCCCGCCCCGATCGCAGCGGCCAGCGAACGACGATTGGCGCCAAGGCGCGCAGAAGAAAGGGCCATGGCTGGCCTCCTGTGAATGGACATGAAAAAGGCGCCTCAAGGGCGCCGGTGGATGTCAGGTTGTGCGGGCCGGTCAGATGACCGCAGCCTCGCGGAAGAGATCATCGATCGCTTCGGCCGAGAGCCCGAGGTCCTGCCCCAAGGCGGCGATCAACGGATTGTCGCGTCGAAAATAGCCGGCGTCGGCCCAATCGATACGGGCATCATCGCCAGCCTTGCCGGGGATCGCCGCGATGGCCGCATTGGCCGCTGCGAGATGGCCCGCATCGGACAGCGCGCGCTTTGCCTGCCGCCGCGACACCTCTTCGGGAACGGGCGGGGGCGGAAGCGCAGTAACCGCCCATGTCTGCCGCCAGCCATCACCAGCGCGCACCGGGTCGCCTTCGGTCAGCATGTGCGTGGTCGGATCGTAGGCGGGCGGCTCCACGGCTTCGACGGGATCGAGGCCGAGTTCTTCCAGCAGTTCGACGGGCGGCTCGTCGCCAAAGAGCGCGCCGGCAGACTGCCGCACCTCCTCCAGCGCGATGGGATAGCGGCCGGACGCGCGGTCGCGGTAGGCGGCAACGGTCATGTGGGAACCCTTATCGCGAGATAGATGTAGGTGACGCCGGATTGGTTGACCTGAGGGTCGTCCGTGGTCGGCCTGAAGCCGGTGGCAGTTCGGGCCAAAGACTGTCCTGATGTTTCATTCAGGGCTTGGTTTGCCCGGAGATAACGATCAGGGCTATCAGCGAACGTGGCGCGCTTGTCGTCATACATATTCCAGCCGCCGGTCGAGCTTGCAGCCTTGATCACGAGAAACTGCGACTTCCATCCAGAGCCGCATGTGACGGATGGGCCGGCTGAGGCATTGCCGTTCCCGATGTAGTTGCCGCAGTCGATCAGGTCGGGGTTCTGAGCGAAGAGATAGGCAACATACTGGTCACCTGCGCGGTTTACGCCTGGGTTGCTGCTGACCCCGAAGGATGATGCATCAATCGCGCCTTTGAAGTTGCCATTTACCCCAGCCGCTGCGGTCTGGTTCAGGAAAAGCTCATTGCCGATCGCTAAGGATCGATGTTGTACCGCCCAGTTGAACGTAGCTGTTCTGGATTTGATAATGATGAGGCCCGGTTCGGTTCCAAGACTATGCGAGATACGCCTACCGTCTACGTCGTTGCCCGTGTAGGTGACTACATCGAAGAACTTCTTTGCTCGGAGGAAGGACCAAGAGACAAACGTGTCACCGGAGCTATTCCAGGCAAGATCGGAACCGGATATGGTGTAGCCGGAGGAGTTGAAACTCGCAAATGCCGGGGAGACAGTTTCCTCTACAGCTGACAAGCTTGTTTTGAGGCGGCGAGACCCACCTCGGATGGTGTCGAACAAGTTGTGATCGTAGTTGGCATTCCGACGTTTTCCCCAGACCAGACCGCCCTTCCCGGCCAAATCCAGCCCATTCGTGATCGCCTGCGTTCCGCCATTGCCGGTATAGAGCGCGGTGGCGAATACATCCTGAGGGCGCAGCTTTCGCGCGCCCTGCATCAGCAGCTTCTTCGCGCTCGGCAGGCTCATTGGAAGACGCCCGTGCGAACGCCTGCCACCATCTCGAACACGACGCGATAGGCTGCGTTCGCCGTCAGGGCGACGCCGATGTCGGAGAAGTTCGATGACTTCGCGCCGCCGCCCAACTCCCATTGCGTCGTGCCTGACACCGCGATCGAGCCGGACTGGTACAGAATATTGATCTGCATCACGTCGCCCTCCGACATGCCGGTCGGGTTGATAACGTGCGCGCCGTTCACCGTGACCTTGTGCGTGTTGGCGTCGGCGTATTTGTATTCCTCGGTGACGGCCCCGAGAGTTCCGTGATCCTTGACGGCTGACGAGAGATAGCCCGTCATTCGGCCGCCGGATTTGGCGAGGTAGTCGGCCGCGTTCGGCACCCAATATTGCCAAGCCGTACCGCTCCACACCTTCATCAGGTTGTCGGTCGTGTTGAAATAGACGGCCCCGACGATCAGCGTGTTGCCGTCATTGTCCTTCGCCGGGTCGGACGCTTTTGCACCGAGAAAGCGATCGTCAAAATCGTCATAGGTCGCAGCCGCCGCTGTGGCGCTGCCCGCAGCTGCCGTGGCGCTTCCGGCGGCGTTGGTGGCGCTGCCTGCTGCATTCGTCGCGCTCTGCTGAGAAGCGGTCGCGGCGGCTTCAGCGTCAGCCGCCTCCTGCCCAGCGCCCTGCACGGACTCGGCGATCGCTTTGCCATATGCCGAGAAGTCGCGGACCAGCTTGATGAAGTTGCCGATCGGGTTCTGATTGCCGCCGCGCGCGAGACCCCCGGCATTGGTCTGCGCGTTGTAAGGGTCGCCGTTGTAGGTCTGGAGGCGATCGTAAAGGGCCTGGATAGGCGCGGGCAATGCCATCAGCGCAGTTCCTTCAGTTCAAAGGCGATGTTGGCGCGCTCGTAGACGACCTGCTCCCACGCGGAGAGCTGTCGAAGACGGGCGAGGAATGAGGTTTGGACGAGGGTCCGTTCGTTGTCGGGGTCCGCGATCCAGAAGATTTCGCCGTCCGTCCCGGCGCGGCGGCACAGGTCGAGGCCCTTCAGGAGCGCTTCGTCCTGCGGCAGGTATTCGAAGGCGATGCGCGCCACGCGATAGGGTTCGCGCCGATCAAAGGACTCAGCCCCGCCGATCGCGCGCTCGATCTGCGTGTCCGTCTCATAGGCGTGCGCGCCGCCATAGGCGTAGTTGTGCGATGGCTGCCAACCGTCCGCGATGAAGAGGCGTTGGATTTGGACGTAGCCGGCGGCGTTGTTCGGGTCGAAAATCTCCACCCGAATGTTCGGCGCCTGCGACACCAGCGGCAGGATGATGATGACGTTCTGGGTGAACCCAGCGATGTCCTCGGTCAGAGGCTTGCCGTCCCACCAGTTCTCCGCTTCCCACGGCAGGTCTTCGGTGAAGGCGACCGAGGGGTAGGCGTCCTTCAGGATCGTGAAGTCGGGGCTGCTGTAGCTCTGATCGTCGTACCAGCCTGTCACCTTCAGCGAGGATGTGACGGAGAACTGATGCCCGTTCAGAACGATGACGCGATACGGCATGAAGCCGTTGATCCGTACCGTGAACTGCGTATTGGCAGCCTGGGTATCAACCGACCGGGCGACGAGATAGGACTCGCGCCGCTGCATGTTCTCAAGAGGCAGAGCCCATGCCGGCCCGGTGATGCTGGCCCCCGGCATCGCGCCGCGCGGCTTGTCGGCCCGGTTCGGGAACAGCAACATACAGTTCGTCATCGCCAGCACTCAATCTCGGTGACGTTGGTCGAATAGGTCTGGGTGAGCCCGAGCACGCGGGCCGGTACGCCGGCTGACATGCCGAAGTTGTCGGTCTGGAGCGTCACCACGTCGCCGAGGTCGAGCGTCGGCGCGTAGCTGCTTGAGACCATCAGCCGGTAGATGTCCCGGCGAGCGCCGTAGATCGCCATCAGGCGGTTGGCTTCGGCCGTCGCGTCGGCCTCGTTGCAGAAGCAGGTTTCGAAGACGAGCTTCGGCCCCTGCGGATGGGCGGCGGCATTCGCGGCCGACGAGACCACCTTCTGCCGCCATTCCTGGACCGCAAAGGAGCGGAAGGCTTCCGTCGCATTGACGTTCGCCAAGTCCTGCTGCGTGTAGGTCGTGTAGGCCCGGCCCCACTTCAGCGTGATCTCTCGCGCTGAAACGCCATCGCCCTCGTCGCTCGGCGCCTGGCGCTCGAAGGCTTCGTCGCGGTCGAGCACCACGCCATTGTCCAAGAGCGTGCCCGCACCGGTCGGAAGCTCCAGCCGTTCGACCTGCACGATGCTGAGGCGATCAACGTTCAGAGAAGCCCCTACAGAGGCGAGAACGTCCATAGCGCAGGAGAGAAAGGTCCTCTCGTTCGTGCCCGTCCACAGCCCGCATTCGGCCGAATTGGCGTTATGCAGGGCGTCGAAGGATGCGGCCGACAGCGGGAGCGCTGAAGGAAGCATTCGCTGCACGATCCGCGCCGCCGATCGCTGCGCCAGTGTCGCTCCTTCGAACGCATCCACCGTCAGACTGGTCGGGCGCAAATAGGTGCGAACCAAGCCGAGCGCGTTGCAGGTAGCATATCGTCCGGCCGAGAGGGACGCGGCCTTGAGCGCGGCGAGCGTGGCGTAGTCCTGAGTGGCCGTGAGAGCCACGCCCGCGTCATAGACCGCCGTCACGCCGTCCACGCGCCGCGCGACCCGGAAGATGTAGTTGAAAGCGTCCACCGTCACCGGAGGGATGAGCCGGGCCGAGCCATAAAGCTCGGGCACCGGCACGTCCTTCAGGTCGATGTTGCCTTCCGCCTCCGTCGAAGAGCCCGATGTGGTCGTGCCCTTGAACCGAAGCGTCTGGATGGGCTCACGCAGCGCGGCCAGTCGATCCCGAATGCGGATCGTCACGGTGCGCTGTTCGAACGTCACCTGCTCCATCGTGCCCGAGAACAGCGTCACCCGGCTGGACCAGGGCGAATAGCTGTCTTCGAGCCCAAAGATGCGAACCGCTCGCCCGTCGAAGGCGAGATTGAGCAGGAAGTCGAGCCCGCGATCGGCGTTCACGAGCTTTATGTCACCACCGCCCACGTCGCTCTCGCCGCGCGTCTTGCCCGTCTGGAACAGATGCCGGGAGTAGTTGCCGGGGTCCGCTACCCTCTGGTGGAAGGTCACGTTCCCCGGCGCGTCGGATGGCTCGGTAATGAAGCTCTCCGAGCCATAGCGCAGCGTCACGATCTGCCCCGTCGCTTCATCGAGCGGGTCGATTTCGATGAGATAGATCATGCCGCCTGCTGCTTGTTGTTGGCGCTCCTCCTTTCGGCGAGAGCGCGTTGCTCCGTGGCGCGCGCACCCGCTTCGCCGGCTTCGGCCACTCGCTGGAGGCCGCCGCCGGTCGTCGCGATCTGCTGACGCATGAGGGTTTCGAGACGATCAAGGCGCTGCTCGACGCCGCGATTGTCGTTGCCGCCCGACACCATGCGCGGGCTGGCCGGCATGGCGATCGTCGGGAGGCTGCGGGTCTGCCGCATCATGTCGAGTGTGGAGACGCCAATGGCGCGGGTGGATGCCGCGTCCATGACGTATTCCTGCCCATGAACAAGGCCGGCCACATCGCTGACGCCGCCCATGCCCGTGAAACCGCCCGCCGAGTAGCCGACGCGCGTGCCGTGACCGACTTCGTACTGGCCGTGGCGAGTCCAGTGGTCTTGAATGATCGCCTCGATGCTCGACCCTGGCAGAGCGCCGAAGGTCTGCCCCGCTGCGATGGCCTTCGCCACGTCCGGGTTGTTCGCGAGATACTGCATCGACCGATCCGAGACCGGCTGAGAAGCATTCGTGTTGCCCGGTGTGGTGATGCCCTGGCTGCGAGCCTGCGCAATCGCGACAGCCATCTCGGCCAGCGCCACCTGAAGGCCCTTGATGCCCTCGTTTGTGCCGAGGATGGCATCGTACTGGGCCTTGGCGATGCTCAATTGCGCTTCATCCAGGCTAATCTGCCGCTTCAGGGCATCCAGCTGGCTCTGCGCGGTCGAGAGAGCGCTTTCCGTCGTGGTCTGGGTGTCGGTCAGAGCCTTGGACACCTCATCGAAGATGGCGCCGTAATCCGTCGAGGTCTGGTAGTAGCCCTTCGCCTCGTTCAGATATTCCTGCGCCGCCCCGGTGAGTCGCCCACGAGCTTCCTCATCGCCACCCTTCGCCTTGCTCAGAAGCTCCTGGAACTGCCTGCCCGCCTCTGTCACCCGGTCGCGCGCGTTGAGCGTCGACAGGTTGTCATCGAGCTTCAGGCTGTCCCTGAACTCCCGCACCTGATCGCGGAAGTCCTCCAGCTTCGAGATCGTACTCTCCAGCTCGTTGGCCTCGTCCCGGCGCGCGTTCAACAGGTCGTTGATGCGGTCGGTCTCGGCCTGATAGCTACGGTCCAGATTGGACCTAGCCGTGTCGAGCGCGCTCTGTGCCAGTTCCTTCGCGGACTGGCTGGCTGTGGCCGAGAATTCCCGCACCACCCCCGACAGTTGCGGGAAGACGCGGACCAGATCGGCGAAGGCATCGCCGGTCAGTTCCGCCCCGTCCACGATCGACTGCGCCTGGAGCTTGAAGAACTCGGGCAGACGGGACGTGTCCGCCCCGGCCGCTGCGAAGTCCCGCTGGAGCCCTTGGTATTCCTCCAGGAAGCCCCGCACGCTGGCGAAGTAATCCCGGCCGTTCAAGCTGTCGATGCGATCCGCAAGGTTCTGCTCGAGCCCGCGCGCGACGTTGGCGATGGCCTGATTCAGCCGATCCCCGATCGCCTTGGCCGCATCGTCGGCCGTGTAGCCGAGATCCTGCAAGACGCTCTGCAAACCAGCCGCCGTGCCGCGAAGCCCGTCGATGGTCTGCTGGACATCGGAGACCTTCTCCGCGTTGTAGAGAAGGCTCAGCGCGTATTTCCCCGCCGCCTCGTTGAAGCGGCCGATAGCATCCGCGCGCTGCTTCTCCGTCTCCGCTGCCTGCTGCTGGGCTGTCGCCGTGTTCAGGAAGTCGATGGAGGCGATGTTGCCGAACGCGATGTCGATGTCGTCCCGCGTTTTCTTGATCTGGGTCGCCAGATCCTTCGTCGCGTTCCGACCCTTGGCGAAGGCGCCGGCCAATCCCTGCCCCGAGGACAGGTCCTGGATCATCGCCTCATAGCCCTCGCGGAACTCATCCAGCATCTTCAGGAAGCCCTCGAAGAGCTTCTTGCCGGTGCTATTGAACTGAGCCGTCGAGTTGCCCGAGCCCATCTTCCAGGCCGCGCCGCCCACGCTCATGAATTGCGAGAGCTGGCCCCATCCGTCCGTGACGTACTTGCGCAGGTCGCCCTGCTTTTCGCCGGACAGCGAGCGGTCGAACGCCTCGTACTGAGGCTGCATCTCGGCCCATTTGGCGGCGGCCTGCTTGTGGGCTTCCTCGCGCTTTTTGCGAGCGCCGATGATGCCGCCGATGATGCCAAGGGCTGCACCACCAACCACACCGAGGGCCGCCCCTGCTCCTGCCCCAACACCGAGGAAGGATGAGATTGCACCGCCCGCGCCGTAGCCGGAGAAGGCACCGCTCAACCCGCCCGAGAGCGGGCTGCCGCTTTGGTAGCCGTTCCCGAATGCTCCAACACCCGCTCCGAGAACTTGAAGACCGGCAAGCCCACGCGCGCCGAACAATCCATCGTTCGCGCGCGGCGAAGAGTCATAGTTCGGGCGGTCGTAAGAGGTTGTTTCGATGCCCTTCTGAACGCCGCGAGCAGCTCCGTTTTCGAACGCCTTCTCCGCATCTCGCTTCGAGACCGAGACGATGCTGTCTGTCTTCGCTTGGGTGCCTTCGAACTGGCGGAAGGCATCCTCCGCATAACCCACACGGCCCGAGTAGTTGTGCGAGTTGCGGACGCCGGTGTTGTAGCCGTGCGGTCTCTCAAACCCGAGGAAAGCTTCGGTTGCCTGAGTGACGTTCGTGGCCTGCAAGAGCGCGCGATACGCCTTGCTCTCGCTCGTCTGGAGTTCCTTCCAGGCGAAGTCGAGCTGGCCTTGAACGTTCGAGTGCCAGTCCTGCCCAACGAACGCCTTCATGGCACTGCTTCGGTCGTTCCACTGGAACAAGCCCAGCGCCGCGCCCGCATCACCGCGAGCAGCCGGGTTGAATGCGCTTTCGGCCCGAGCGTTGCCCATGATGCCGGCGATCTGGTGAGATGCCAGCCCCTTGGACGCGAAGAAATTCCAGACTTGAGCCGGCACCGACTGGCGCGCGACGCTGGAGGCCTTCGAAGCCGAGAAGCCATCGCCCGTGACAAGCGGTGGGAGCGGCGCCCGCGATACGCCCCCCAGAGGAGCGGCGAACGTCGTTTCGACTCCCATGCTGCTGCCGTATGCCGGCACCTGAGACGCCGCCTGGGTGATCGCCCCGACGACGCGTGGAGTGTCCGACCCACCCTTCCCGAACAAGCCGCCGAAAAGCTGGTCGAAACCCTTGGAGGCAAGCTGGTTTGCGAACTTCCCGAAGGCGCCGGTCAGCGCGTCCATGATCCCGCCGCCAGACGAGAGTGTCTCGAAGAAGTCCTTGGCCGCGTCCTTCAGATCATCGAACGACTTCTGCTGCTTGCCGAGCGCGTCGTCCAAGTCCGATATCTGCTGGGCATTGGCAACATAGGTGCGGCCCCATTCACTGTTGAGCGGGATACCCTGCCGGCGAAGGTCGGCTTCGGCCTTCAGCGTGGCGAGAGCCTTCCGGCGCGCGTCATCGTTCTGACCGATCAGTCCGGCCTCGGCCTGAAGCTGCCGCAACTCCGCTTCTTGGCCGTCGAACAGGCTCTTGCGGGTGCTGATGTCGAGCGCCTTTAGGTCAAGGTCGCGGGCCTCGGACAATGCTCGAACGGCGGCCTCAGAGCCTTGGGCAAGCTTGATCTGCCGGGCATACTGCGCATTGATCGCGGCGACCTGAGCGGCATAGCCTTCCAAGTCGGCTTGATCGCGCGCAGCCTGGCTCTGACGCAGAGCGTCCGCTGCCTCATGCTCTGCTTGAGCATAGACCTGCGTCTGCGCGGCGACTGCCTTCCTTTCGATTTCCTCCTTGTTTGCTCCTGGCTCGCTGAGAGCAAGCCGCTCACGCTTGGCGGCGAGCAGAGCGCGCTCCGCAACCGTCTGCGCACCGATCGCGGCTAGGTCGAGGGCACGACCATCGCGCATCACATCTTCTTGGCGCTGGATTTCCTTGAGAGCCGTGAGGCGCTCAGCTTCGGCCGTGTTGAGCCGGCCTTCCATGGAGCGCGGGTTGTCTTGCAGGTCGCGGATCGCTGCGACACGTTCCCGATACGCCTTCTCGATCTGCTGGCGCTGCGTGAGGTCGTTCGGCAGGAACCCCGAGAACGCCTCCGATGCCTTCACATAGTTGTCGTTCGCGATCTCCCGCTTCTGCTCGCGGATGGCCGTCGTGATGGCCTTGATGCGCGCCTCGACCTTCGAAGCCTCCTGCGCGCCCTCGAGCATCTTATCAACGATGGTTTCGAGATCCTTCGGCAGGTCGTCGCTGACTTTGAGCTTGGTCAGCTCCTCGACCAAGCTTTCAGCCGATCGCTTGCCCTTCTCGAATTCCGCGCCGAGAGTTCCAAGGGTTCCCAGAGACGTGTTGCCGGTGCTGAGACGAAAAAGCTCTTTGATCGGGCCGATCGGGCTCAAAGTTTCCAGAGCGCTGGGGACGCCGGCCTTCACCAGATTCTCGGATAGCGCTTTCTTGGCTTCCACCTGCTCCTTAGCGAGTAGCGAAAGCTGTCGCTGCATCTGGGCGACGGAGCCCACCATCTCCTGATCGAAGATGCGGCCCATGACGGAGCCAAGGTCGCCTTGCGCGGTGACGAGACTGCGAACAGTGGTTTCGTAGGACTTCGCCGCCTTCTCTGCCTTTTGCAGGTTCCGTTCTGCGTTGTCGCCGAAGTAGCGAACCGCCACCGTGGCAGCACCCAGAAGGCCGATCACGATGCTGGTCGGGTTGATGAAGCCCTTCACCTGCGTCCAGATGGCCTTCAGCGCGCCTGTTGCGCCGCCTTCGGCGTTCGCAAGAGCCTCGTAAATTTGGGCAGCCTGGGTCTTCAGCGCGTCGAAAGGCGACGAGCCGCTCGCGATCATGGTCCCCAGGTCGAGGATTTGCGAACGCAGGTTGTTGACCGTGTGGCCGGCGAGTTCGACGTTATCGTTCGCGCCCTGAATCGTGCGATCCATGCGCCCCAGGCCACCGGCCGCTTGGTCGGCGGCATTAGAGATGGAGCCCGCAGCTTCGCTCACCGCATTGATTTGTTCGGATGCGGCCCCCGCTGCCTTTCCGGCCGCCTCGACGTTGGCCGCCACCGTCTGAGCTGCCTTCGTGGCGCCGAGCATCTGAGCTTCAGCGTTAGACAGGGAAGCGCCCATCTTCGCCATCATGGCATTCTGCTCGCGGACAGCGCGCTCGACCTTTTCAATGGCGGCAAGCAAGCGCTCGACGGCTTTGGAACTGCCGCTCATGCGCTGAGCCGCCTGCTCGGAAGCCTTGCCGGCCCCCTCTGTGGCCTTCTCAGCCTTCTTTGCGGAGGTGCTCAGTTTTTCGAGGTCGGAGGCTGCACGAACAGCATCATCGCTTCGGATTTCCAGCCCGAGTACGGCGAGATCAGCCATTTGCGCTCTCCAATGAAAAGGCCCGCCGAAGCGAGCCTGTGAATGGTCTATGTCACTTATGGACACAAACGGGCGGTTATGGCGTTCTCAACCGCAGATGGACGGGAGAGCGACATGCGCGGTTTGATTCTAGTGGCGGCGATGTGCCTGGGGTTGGCGGGGTGCCAGACGCCATACCAAGAGGAAGGCGCCGGTCCGGTCGTCGGTGGCGTTCGCGCTGAGCAGGTCGGATATGGTCGCTATCGCATCTCCGCCCTCGTGAACCAGAACACACCTTCGGAGCGAGTTGGCGATTTCCTGCTGCTCAAGGCGGCGCAAACAGCCAAGGCGAACGGCTCACGCTATTTCATCCGCGAGGGCGACATTCAGGACGCTAGCCGGATCCAGACCTTCACCACGCCGGGAATGGTCAACCCGAATGGCTTCGGCGGCTACATTGTGACGCCTGCCAGTTCGAGCGCTGCCTACCAGCCGGGCGCAACCGTCTACATTCGGCTTTTGCCGGGATCGACGCGCCCTGATGGTTCGATCGATGCTCAAGAGGTACTGGATACGATAGGGCCGCGCATCCTGCTTAAAAAGTGAGGGGCCGATGTGCCGCCCCCTCACTGGAAACGTTTCCAGTCAACCAAACAGCGCATCGAACATCGCGGCGTTGATCGCCTGCGTGGCCGGCGCTTCGATCTGCATCGCCTCTTGCGGCCCGGCCTGCCGCGCGCGAGCCATGTCGAGAAGCATTCGCCCCTCCCATGGCTCGACATCGGTTCCGGTCAGCGCCGCCCATGCCTGAATTCGCACGGCGTCGAGCGGGATCATGGCGCCCATGCCGTTGGAACCGCACAGGCTGTCCATGTCCCAGAACCAGCCAATGAGATGGGAGCCGGCCTCGTAGACCTCCGGCTCTTCGATCTCGATGCCCGACTCCTCCCAATGCTCTCGCCTTGAGCGGTTAGTCCGCTCGTCGCGCTCGGCTAGGAACAACGCGTGCCTGACCGATGCGACGAGCTGGTCCGTCAGCTCTGCAAAAAATTGGACTGGTCCGAGGCGAAGTCATCGATCTGACTGCCGATGAAAGGGAAGCGGCGGAGCAGGCCGTCCACCGCTTCCTTGGTGCATTCCGGCAGCGGCTGGCCGTCGAGCCGGAAGTCTTCATCGCCCTTCCACGACAGCACCGAGGCGACCACGACCTCGCGCGCGTTGCGCTCGATCTCCTCCGCCGTGATCTTGGTGATGCGCTTGCGCAGGCGCTCATTGGCCTGCCGGCGCTGCACCTTCTTCACGGCATCGGACTCGTAGCCCGCCACCCGAAGCGTCAGGCCGATCGGCTCGCCCGACACCGGGTGCTTGATCTTCAGTTCGAGGCCATCGTCCTGATTGGACTTCAGAGCGTCGAGCGAGGCGAGGTCAAAGGACATGCGGGCTCCTTCAGAGCTTGAGGGCTTTGCCGATCTGGTCGGCGAAGTGGGGGTAGCGGGTGAGCAGGCTCGCAGCGCGCGCCTGGCTGAATGGATACGGCTCGCCGTCCACCTCCAGATGCGTCCACGATGTGACGCTCTTGGACAGGCGGCGGATGTGCATGGCCTCGAGCGTCTCGTCCGGGCCGGGCTCTTCGGCGGGCGCCGGCTCGTCCTTCAGCGTGACGGTGACGCCGATCGACTGACCGGCGGCGTCCAGAAGCTCGACCTTTCGCGGGTCGGCGGCGGCTTTCGCGACCTTGGCGTCGTCCTTGGTTTCGACTTCGGGCTTCATGGTCAGCTCGCAGACGGCCCGACCTGGACCACGTTGGAGTTGATTTTTACCGTGGCGTCGAGAGCGGCGAACTGGTTGGCTCCGCCGAGGTTTTCCGGCACGCCCATGACGAGGCCGATGAAAAGGCGCTGCGACCCCTTGGGGCTCGCGCCCGTGGATGGCTTGTCGGGGAATTCGATCTTGAAGGCATAGTTCGCAATCGACTTCTGCGCGGCGCGCAACGCGATCTGACCCGCATCCGACGTATCGATGTTGCAGGTCAGAGAGAGCGTGCCGGCGTTGGCGGTGCCCTTGACCGAGATGTCACGGCCGAGACCGATTTCGGAACTGTTGACTTCCTGATTGGTGTCGCCGACCGATCCGATGTTTGTCAGACCACCGATCTCGACCCAGGACTGAGACGAGAAGTCGGCGGCGACGAAGTCGGTGGTCTTCACGTCGAGGGGCGCGCCAATGTAAACCTTGGAGCCCGCTGTTGCGAAACGAGGCATGATATTCTCCTTCAGAGCCTCAGGCGAGGCATTCCCATTCGATCGTGACGGGGATCTGCACCCGGCTCCCGTCGATCATGAGGTCGGCAAGCGCCGGGCGTTTGGTGATGCGAACCGATAGACCGTCGCGTTGGAGGCGCAGGTCGGTCGGGAAATGGCTGACGATCTGAGCTGCGGCGTTGCGCGGTTGGGTTTCGCCTTCGTTCTGGCCCCACATGACGGAGACCTGAAGTAGCCCATAGTAGAGGTGCGGTTCGTTCGAGCCGACGAATAGACGCTCGGTCTGGTTCGGAATGAACTGGACGCGCAGGAAGCGATTGTTGGTCGGCGGGGTGAAGTTTGTGTTCGGCCATGCGGTCGGGAGCCGGTCAGGCATTGCCTCGAGACGCTCGAAAAGCGCCTCCATGATCGTCGTCTCGATCGCCATTCCGTGCTACCTGCGTGTTTGATGGCCGACAAAGACCCGCTCGAAGACATGGCTGCCTACGATCGGCTGCACGCGGCGCTGGATGCGCTCGGCAAGGCGCCAGGCGCGACGATCCACGGCAACACGGCGCTGGAAGCCGCGCGCCGATCTCTGCGGATGCTTCAGCTTGGATTGCTGGTAGCGTCAGACAAAGCCGCTAAAGGCCAAAGCGAGCCTTAGCCTTCGCAGCCTCCGCTTCCACGATGCTGGACCAGCGCTGTGCGGCGGTGCGCACGAAGGCGTCGCCTGGCTGATCGTTGACCCCGTATTCGCGATAGCCGGCATAGGACGCTGTGTAGCCGAGATAGATCGTCTGCCCGAGTTCCGAGCCGGCTATGACAGCTTCGATGGTCCCGAAATTGTACGGGACGGAGTTCGGGCCAGCATCCTTCGCCGGCTTCGCTGCGGGATTGATGCGAGGCATCATGGATGTGGATGCAAGAAGCGAGGCGCGGAGAAAACCGGTATCGACCCGCATTCGCCCGCCCTCGTTCCGGGTCTTCTGCACCTCGCGTACGAGTTCCTGCACGCTTTGCTTGAAGACGGCCTCAACGGCCCCTTCCACCTTCTGCGCCCACGCTCCAACAGATGCCGAGAACGAGGTGGTGGTCATCAGTCGAGACTCTGGATTAAATCTGCGATGCCGCGCTGCATAAGGAAAGCCGCATTCGCCCGCCCCTCAGACGAGGCGACGTATAGTGCGCCATCCTCATCCATACCGACAATCACACAAGACAGCAGTTTACCCGCTGCTTCCTGGAGCACTCGATCAGGCGAGATCGAGAAGGCGTCGCCGACTACCCGATCGCCCATGCTTACGACGTTTGTCATGCTGCCTCCGCCTTAAATCGCCGAACGGCGGCGCCCACGTAATCCACCCGATATTCCATCCAGCAACGGCAGCCGATGATCTCGCTCGCCGGAGACTTCGGATCGCCGGGATAGCGCAGGACCGCGCCGCTGGAACTGTGGAAGACCCCATCCAATTCGGCGGATCGGCCATTCAAAAGGCGGTGCGTATCACGGACGCGCTTGTCGCCCGCAGAGTGCCAAACCTTCGTCACGTCCTGCGATTCGATCTTGCCCGCCGCGATCTGCTGGCGCATCGCGTCTTCCCGCGCGCGGCCGATGGCGGTCATGGTCTCGGTGCGGGCGATCAACTCACCTCTAAGCGCGAGCAAACGGTCGGAGTAGCGTCCGGTCGCAGCGGCAACGATTTGCGCGTCCACGGGCTTCCCTGCCCGAATGGCGGCGGTCACAGAGCGGTCGAACCGCTTATCTCGCCGCTCCAGCGTCAGATAGTGCTTCAGGCGTTCCGGGTCGCCGGACAAAAGGTCTGCGCGGGCCGTCGCGACATAGCGCTCTTGAGGCGCTGTCAGGCCGATGATGCCGCCTTCGCGCTTGCCGGTCGCACGGTTGATGCGTCCGACCACTTCGAGCGCCGTAGCACGCGGGTTCTGGCCGGCGGCAAGCCCCTCTTCCAGTGCGATCCGAATGGCCTGCTTCTGATCCTCGACAATGCGCGCGACTAGGTTGGATGAATGCTCGCGCAGCGCAGCCTCGGCGGCCGGGTTGCGAATGCCGAAGCGCCAGACGACACGATGGCCGTTTGGGTCTGTGACGCGGGGCAAGTCGCTGACTGCCCCCTGCCCGCCAGCGTCGTAGGCCTCTGCGATGGCGCGCTCGAGCGGCGCATAGGCATCCGCTTCGATCTGCATGGCGTCGATGGCGCCCTGTATATCGCCCTTCTCCAATCGCTCGATGACTATCTTCAGAACGATGGCCGATCGGACGTCATCTAGGCATTCGAGGAAGGCGTCACGCACGCGCTCGTCATAGGTGGCGAGCAGGGCTTCGATCTTCTCGCGGGTGGTAGGCATCAGAAAAATCCGCCCCAGATCAAGACGCCGATCGAAATGGCGTCGCCCAAGCGCTGCCCGATCCAGGTTCCGAAGAACCAAGGATTCGTGACGGGCTGTGCGATGATCTTGGCGGCCCGCCTCCGCCGCATCCTAACGATGCCGTCAAGGCCGATCGCAGTCCTGACAACCAACGGCACGGTGGCGCGAAGAGCAAAAGAGGTCAGCACAAGAAGCTGCGGGATTTGGGCGTCCATCACGACCTCAGATCAATTTCATAGAGCACCGCCACGCCAGCTGGCGCGATCGGGCGAACGGCGGCGATCTCAAGCCATTCGGTCGCCGAAGCGCCATCGGTGACACCCACGGCGATTGTGTCGTCATCGCTGGGCACGATGCCAGGCACGGCGGTCGTGGTCAGGGTGCGCACTGTCTGGCCGATCAGCGTCCCGTTGGCGTCCCGCATCTCGCGACTGTCTTCGATGACGTGGATGGTCAGGTAGGTCGGCGCGCTCGGCGTCGGGTTCCATTCGTCGCCCGAGGCTGGCCCGGCCCGCCGCAGCACCGCCGGATAGCCGCCGGGCTGGGAGATATCGGAGACCGAGCGGATGGCTTCGGCCACCTCTGCGGCGATCGCGTTCCAGCCCTCAGCCACCGATCGACCTCAGCATGAAGCCCGGCGCGCCGAGCGGACGCACATACGGGGCGAACATATCTTCGATGATGGACGAGACCGGCGAGGCCGAACCCGGCTTGCTGGCGTCGCCCGTCACGGTCCACTTGATTCCACGGACCTCCGTCAGAACTTTCTGTTCCGCCGGGGTGTAGGTCTTGGCGAAGAAGCCGGGGGTGGCGAGCTCGAGGGAGGCGGCCACATAGGTCGCCTCCACGATGATGGGCAGGCTGGCTTCGTCGTACCCTGGGATGAGGCGGGCCACGTAGCGGAAGCGGATATAGTCCGAGGCACGGGTGAGCGCGGCATTGGCCGTTTCATCCGTCGCCTGCGTCGGGCGCTGGTCACCCCTCGCCTGCGCATAGGCCCGCCAGCCTTCCAGAGTGCCGTACATCGCCTTACTCCGGCTTGTTGGCCTCCACAAAGGCCCGTTTCTCGTCGTCGGTCAGGCCGTTGAAGCCGTCGAGCGCGTCCTTGCGGAGGGACTTGGTGACTTCCTTCTCGCCGTCCGTCACAGCGTACCAGCCGGAGCCCTTGTCCTTGACGGCGTAGGTCGACTTGCCGCTGTTCTGGCCGTCCGGCACGCCTTCGCCCGTCTTCGGGTTCTCGGTCGTGTCGCCGATATTCACCTCGCCCATCTCGGGGTTGATGATGTGGGGCTCTCCCTCATCACCGCCCGAGATGACCTCGTATCGGCCAGCCCAGCCCTTCGGCCCGTCCTTGACCGTGAACTCGGTGCCGACAGCGATCTCGCCGTCATTGCCGTAGATGCCCGGCTGCGTGATCTTGATGCGCATGTCAGGCTCCTCAGTTCACAACGACGGAGTAGAAGACACCGGAGCGCCCGTTGATGTCGGCCCGGATCTCGAGGCCCATCGCGCCCATCATCAGGAACTGATAGTTCGCCGTGGGATAGGTGCGGGGCATCGCGGTCGTGTTCACGGCCATGCCGACCAGCGGGCGGATGTATTCGCCGCTGGGCACGAAGCCGAAGAACTGGTTGCCCGTCAGCTCGAACGACACGGCGATCTTGGCGATGCGGCGGTTCTGGCGAAGCTGCTCGAGCCGAGACCCGAGAGCCTGACCGGCCGACGTGTTCACCTGCTTGTCGAGGTTCCGCGCGATCTCCGGCGAGATGTACAGGTTCACCGGCACGCCGATGAAGTTCGCATCCAGCATCGCGCCGAACGGCCCGTTGAAAAACGCATCCATCGCCGGCCAATCGGCCGTCGTCAGGTCGATGTTGGCGCCACCGGCACCCGAACCGAGATTGATCGACTTGGAGAACGGCGAGGTGCGGATACCGTAGCCGGTGTAGCCCTGGAACTTGATAGTCTGGTCGCCGTCGAGGGCATAGAGCGCCATGTCGCGGCGGATCTTCGCCGAATGGGCTTCTTGGTCGTCGGCCAGAGCGTCGAAGTTCTCGGACTGAAGGGCGTTCCACTCGCGCCATTCACGGCCATAGGCGGTCGAGAAGATCGGCACGGGCGTCCCACGATAGTCGTAGGTCACCTTGTCCATGCCGATCGGCACCTGACCGGACAGCGAGCGGGTCACTGAGCCGGCGTCGCCCGAGACGCGGTTCAGGCTGACGATCTTGCCGATGTTGACCGTCTTGGCCAGCGGCATGAGGTCGGCCATCCACGTCTGGCCTTCATCGGCGCGCATGACGCGGCGAGTGATGCCGTCGAGGTCCTGCCACGCATCGCGCGGGAGCACGGCGGCCGAGTTGTAGAGGGCGGCGAAAGCGTCCTCGGTCTGGTGGAACCACTCACGGTTCACGCAGACCTCACCCCACCATTCCGCGTGCGCGCGAGAGTTGGCGACGAGCTGTTCGTCAAAGTAGCGCATGTCAGCCCTCCTTAGGCGAACGCGTAGCCCTTGGCAGCGCGGACGCTGACAAGCTGGTCGGAGCCAGTGGTGTTGTTGAAGGTCTCGCTTGCGAAGGCGACAACCCAAGTGCCGGACGTGGCCGGGACGAGCTTGCCCGCTGCGTTCACTGACAGCGCGGCGTCCTGCACGATGCTGGTGCCGGTCGGGACGCGAGCGCGGAATGCTTGCTCGTCCAGCAAGTCCATGGCGACGATGCGATCACCCGCCGGCCACGCATCATCGACGCCCTTGAGCGCGAGATAGTTGTCCTGGACGATGAAGAGCCGGCCCTTGCTGGATGTGCCAGCTTGGACAAACTTGCCGCCCGAGCGCGCGACGACTGTGCCGGGCAGGACTGCGGCATCGCAGATCGCCTCATGCACCTGTGGCAAGGTCTCGCTGACCGGGCCGCCGAAAATCTTGTTGTAGCGCGGCATGGATCAGGCCTCCGCCTTGGGCAGCTTGAAGCCGCCGTTCTTGTCCTGGCTGTTGCCTCGGAAGGCGCCATTCAGCGCCGGCGCGCCCTTGGGCTCGGCCGACTTCGCGAGCGCGCGCGCTGCGTTCAACGTCAGTTCGCCAGCAGCGGCCTCGTCCATGAGGTTCGCCCGAACGATCTTGTCGCGAAGCCCGGTGAGTTCGGCGTCATCCTTGGTCCGCTGGTTGGCAACCATCTGCTCATGCGCGTCGGTGATGGGCTTCACAGCCGTCGCCACCGCGTTGCCGATCGCCGTTGCCAGCGCCTCGGGCTTGAGCGCTTCCGAGAGGGTCTTCACCTCGTCGGAAAGCGCCTTGAACTGCTCATCGGAGACAGCCATGGGGTCTTCCTTTTGGTTTGTGGTGGGTTCCCGCTCGGGAGCGCCGATGGCGTCCATGATGGCGGACTTCACGCGCTCCCAGACCGACAGGCTCTGCCTGCGCTGGAGAGCTTCGACCAAGCGGGCTCCCGCGTAGTCGATCTCTTGATCGGCCATGTCCGTCAGGGACGAATTGATGACCTCGATGTCCTCGCGCTCGCCCTTCTCATTGACCAGCATACCAACCCCCTTCTCAGGGGTGGCCGCGCCTTCCTCATTGAGCAGGATGGCGTCATGGTCGAAGCGGATGGCGCGCGCGATGTGCTTGTGGTCGGCACCGTTGACCGCATCCAAGGTGCAGAGCAGGCCGGTGGACGTGTGGACCGGACCGCCAGCGTCGATCGCTGCGAGCACCGCCCGGCCATCAGCCGATCGGTTCGCCACCTCCACATCGATCACCTTGTCCAAGAGCACCCGGCCGCCTTCGCGCCGAACGTTCTCGTTGTGCGCGCCGATGTGCGAGACGTTCAGCCCCTCCGGGTCGCGGGCTGAGACGAACTTGCCGTTGACCTTGGGATGGCCGAACGGGGCCGGCGTACGCTCCAGCGAGCGGAAGGAGGATTCGATCTCCTCCGCCGGGTAGAGGATGCCGTTCATGACGATGTTGTCGGGCAGCGTGGCGCTCGGCACGATCACGACATCTCGGCCGTTGCGCTTCTCTTTGCGCACGGCGCGAGCGTTCGCGACCGAGCGGATGTTCACTCGGACCTGGCTCACGGATGATGTCTCCGATTATTCGGCCGGTGGCCGGGTGTCTGACTGTGGATCGGGCGGAAGCGCCGCTGTCGGGTCGTCCTCGCCTTCGTCGCGGAACTTGTCCGCGTCGCTCAGCGGCTCCAGATCGACCGCCTCGCGGATTTCGTCCCCGGTAAAGATGATCTCGCCCGACCCGCTCATCTTCTGGTTCACGTCGGCCATCTTACTGGCGCGCTCGATTTTCTCGGCCATGGACGCCTCGGTGAGGTCCTGCCAGTCGAGGAACCAGTCCTTCTCAGGGAGGATGCCGAACCGCTCGAGGCGATTCACAAGCTCCATGATGTTCGGGATCACCACCGTCGCCCGGCGGGACATGATGGTCTGTGCCCAATCGGCTGCATCCTCAGACGAGGCGCGCTCCCCGGTCTGGTTGCCGACCAGGATCTTCACCGGCATCATGATCGACGCGGCGAAGCTCTGGAGTGCCACGGCGAAGAAGTGCTCGGGGCTGGGCAGGTTCACGCTCAGCGTCTTGGCTTGGATGCCCTGGAGCATGAGCAGGTTGTCGAAGCCCTTCTGGTAGGCCTCAACCTGCTCGTTCATGGCATCGGCGATCTCGGATGGCTGGACGCCCATGGCAGCCGCCATCTGCGTGATCTGCGCCTCCTTATCCACCTCCAGCACCGGGGCGCTCTTAGCGTTCTTCCAGAACCCCTCGCCGCCGGCCCCGGAGACCTTCTCCAGCGTCATCAGGTCGTTGTAGCCGGGCGCTAGATAGCTTTCCCCGTTCAGCGTGCCATCCGCCGACCAGACAATGACCCGATCCGGATGGATTCGCGCCAGGCGCTTGACCTTGCTGTCTCCGACCGCCGCCTCGGTGAACTGGTACATGGTCGGCTCGCCATAGGTGGGCGAGCGCTGGTCCTGGTCCCATTCGGCTACCTCGAGCTGCCCTTCCCATGCGGGGATGAGCTCCAAGATGCCGTCCAGCCCGCCGGGCACGCGGCCCACAGGCTGATCGAACATCTGCCCATCGGCCAGGCGCAGGACCACGCCGGCATATCGCCCCACCAGCGAGCGGCGGTCGGCCTCGGCAAGGTTCTGCCACACCCGGAGGTCTTCGAACCGCTGGCGAATGTCGCGCTCCAGCGGCGTTTCCTTCTTGGTGCCGCCCTCGCTACCGTCCCGTTCCTTCTCAAGGAGCCATGGTGATTGCTGCCACGTCTTCAGGATCGTCTTGTTGACGCCCGCGCTGGCGATGCCGTTGCGCCGATACATGCGGTAGAGCAGATCGAAGGTCAGGGTGTCGGGATAGCCGAAGTCCTTGTTGTGGTCGTGCTTGACCATGCCCGGGAAGAAGCCCGGGAACATGCGGCCAAGGCTGCGGGTGGCCTCGTTGACCACAAGCCGTAGAGCGGTCATGCGCGGACCCTATTCCTAAAGATGAGGCAGCCCGTGCCTGCCTTGATGGGTGTACCGGTGCGCGCCGTCTCAGGTTCGTGGCCCCGAGCGTCTCAAAAGGGTCCGTTTGCCCTTCTGATTCAGCAGAAAGCGTCACACCACCGTTTTGAGACAGTGCGTCAGCGGTTGCGGCGGGTCAGGAACATGGCGACTTCGCCCGCGCGCTTGATCATCGGCGCCACCGCGTACCGCAGCGCATCGATATAGTGGTTATGCGCGTCCACCAGCGTCGGCAGGATGTCTCCGGTCAGCCTGTCAACCTTGTACGAGTAGAGCCGCATTTCGCGGGCCGTCTCGACGCAGCGTGAATGAATGACAATGCGCCGGAAGGATCGAAGGAACGCGATGCCATCCTCGACAGAGCCCTTCCACTTCTCCACCGCCTCGGATCGCTGCAACCCGTGGCGCTTGAGGTGGCTGATGGATTCGGGCCGGGCGCTATCCCACCTCGTCACATACCGATCAAAACCAGGAATGCGCTTAATCAGGAATGGCGCGGTATCATCCAGCTCCAGGCCGACCTTACCGGCTTCGTCGCTGACATAGAGCGTCTCCTCAGAGACATAGCAGCGGATGCCCGCTGTGGGGTCTTGCGCAAAGCCAAAGTCACCTCCCTGGTATGGGCCATCCCATGTCGGCTCGGGCTCGAACTCGCGGATCTCCCATTTCCCTGCGAACACCTGAGCGTCGGAGTTGGTGAGATAGCCTCCTTCCCAAACGTGCGCGTAGGTGTTCGGATCAAGGCGCTCAAGCTCGCGACGCCGAAGGATGTCCAACCCGCTCGGAAAGAACGGATTGTCCTGCCAGTTCATCTCCACGATCTGCGAGGACGCAGGAGGCCTCTTGCGAAAGCGCGCGTCAGCAGGCGAGCCGGTCCACTGCCCGTTCTCTTGGTATGCCTCCCTGCGCGGGTTCCAGATGACCCACATCTCGGACTTGGGCTGGCGGAAAACGGTCGCCTCAAGCGCCAACCAGGACGCCTCGGGCACATCCTCAGCCTCTTCCACGATCGTCAGGTCGATCTTGGCGAGCGATTTGATAGAGGAGACGCCATGGCGAAGGCCACGAAAGATGAACTCCGTCCCGTTGCGACCGCGCAGATAATCCACGCCCACGTCATAATGGGCATCAAGCCATGGCTCAGATGCGATCGCGGCCTTCAACTCGGCATGGAAGCTTTCCTTGATGGAGGCCTGAAACTCGCGGGTCGCGAGAACTCTCAGCGGCTCCACGTACCCCCATACGGCTGCCATCTTCGCGAAATTAAAGCTCTTGCCGGAGCCGCGCCCGCCGTATGCACCTCGATACTGGACTGCTCCACGAGGCTGGGCGAAGACTGGCAGCAGCTTAGGCGGCAGAGCTAGATTGGCTGCTCTCGGCTGGGACGAGGTGAATGATCGTTGGGCCAAGTGGCTCTCCGTTCGGGCCGGAATGCTCCATCCCCTGAACTGGCTTTCCGTACCCGCGATCCAAGATCGCATTTGCCGCAGACACGCGGGCGGCCTCGCTCTCTCCCGATTGCGCGATTTGCGCCAAAGTGCGCAACGCCATTTCAGCGTGCTCCTTTGCCATCTCGGCAATGTCACGCTTAGCCTGGCTTACGGCGCCCGTCTTCCGACCCGCTCCGGGGCGAGCCCCGCCATGCTGGGCCATCTTGAATTCCTTGATTGTTAATCAAAAGTCGCGCCTGCCGAAGCGGACGGGGCTGTATGCATTTTTTGCATATTGCTCAGGGCTGGGCTCGGCCCACCTGTCGGCAGTCCATTCGCTGCCGGCGCTGTATGGAATAGGAACTGAATAATTCAGTCCCGTTTTGCAAAAGTGAGAGCGGGCCAGTTTCGACACTGACTGCCGGTGCGTTGACGGTGGCATACAAACCGGCGTCGTCCACCTCGGCCCGCGCCGGGGCCGCGCTGCGTGTCCTTCCACGCCGCCGCTCTCACCTATGCGCCCTCTCGGGCATTCTGTCAGGACGGGCCGGGCTTGATACCGGCTTCAGGGCTCCTGCACGTTGCCCGCGAAGTGCTCTCGCAATACGGGTTCGTACCCTGGCTCGGTCGCGCGCTTCCTTCAGCGCCGCCGTCCTGATCTGTGATGCCATGGTCCGTAGACCATCACGGGGTGATGCCCCGCCGCACCCGTATCTGGTGCTTTCGTCCAGCCGTAATGCGAGGTTTGGTTGCAGAGGCCCGATTTGAACGGGCAACCTCTAGGTTATGAGCCTAGCGAGCTACCGGATTGCTCCACTCTGCTGAGAATGTTGGGCATAGCTTCGCACGGGGCCGCAGGAGCGATCTCCTGCTACCGCCTCTGGCGTCCTGCGGTCCGCCCATTCGGGTTCCGCGAGGATCGACGCACATCGAAGCATGACGAATCTAAGCTGCCTCCCGGATCGCGTCAAGCGGCACTGTGATGGGGCAAAGCGATCCGAAGAGTTGCGCGATGACCTTGGCCGAGTTCCGGCCGAAATAGTCATCGAAGACGAACGTCGTGCCAGCAAGCGGGCCGGACAGGATCTCCACCTTGTCGCCCGGCTCGAAATGGCGGGCTGCGGCGACAACAGGCCCCTTCCCCACTTCCGGCTTGACCTCAGAGAACCGACCAGCGGCCTCGAGACGCCGGAACTCGTCCACGATTGCAGCGGGAATGGACAGGTAACGGCAACGCTTGTCGTTGGGGTCTTGAACCGTGCGACCCAGCACCGAATGAACGCCGTCCACCTGGCGCAGGTGGTAGAAGCTGGGCGTTGCCGTCGAGAGGCCGACGAACGCGTAGCTGGTCAGCAGCGGGAACGAGATGGCCTGCTTGGCGCGCAGGTGCCGACGACGGATGAGCTTCATGCCGCGGGGCAGATGGACGTGGAAGCCCAAAGCCTGAAGGCGAGCCACCGCCTTCTCCTCACAGCGAGGATTGCAGCGCGCGACGAACCAGGACGGCTGATCGGTGATTTGCATTCGGTCGGGCTCCTCGAGTGGTGGCGAGAAACCCGTGGCAGGCACGGTGAGCGAGGTTGATTCTAGCCTGCGCTGGATGACGCCGCAAGGCGATAGATCGTGGATGGCCGACCCGTTTCCGGCTTCCTCACCTCGCGCACCACGTCCCCGCCCTCGACCATCCAGACCATCACGGCCTCGACCTCACCAGACGTGGCGAAGGCCTTCACCTTCCGGCTGATGGCGGAATGGCTCGCAGGGCCGTCCATCAGGAGGCGAGCGGCAACCGGGGCGATGCGGTCTCTCATGGCATAGTCGGGCGGCGATGCCGGGGGTGCCGGCTCGGCACCCGGCAGAGCGATGCCATGAGCTGTCAGCAGCGCTTCCAGTTCCGCAACCCTCGCCTCCAGCTCCAGGACCCGATCCATGCCCAAACCGCAGTCTTCACATAATTAGACTCTTCGAGCTATTTCGGACAGAAACCCCCAAAAATCAAGCTTTCTGTCCAAGAATGATAGAGACTCGTTTTTTGTGAAGACTGAACTTTCAAATTCATAACATACTGTTTTTTATGTCATTTTATGAGCTGACAGTCTTCACATGAAATCGACAGTCTTCACATCGATCGCGCAACAGATTTCACGGTCTTCACGGATTGATGTGAAGACTGTTTTTGGGTTGTATGGTGGCCTGATCGAGCAACCGCGGGTCATGATTCGCACGGCGTTGAAAGACCCAAAATGACCGCCCTTTCCGACCTCTCGTCCATCCAGATCCGCGCCCTTATCAAGCTCGACACACCGGGCGGTGTCGAGGATAGCGTCGGGCGCGAAATCGGGGAGCTGTCCGATCCGATGCTGGCCGGGGTGTTCGGCTTGATCGCGCTCGGGCTCGCGACATCGGAAATTGGCTGGCGGAATACAGCCTGGTTCAGACTGACGGCTAAGGGGCGGGCTGTGCGGGAGATGGGTGAAGCGTGAGCCAAATCGAAGTCGAAGACACGCTCATCCGCTATGACGGGATGGACGCAAGCAACCACGAAATCGAGCTTGGTGCCCTTTCCGAATCCCTTAAGGGTCTTTCCCGCATTCTAGGTGTCGTAGGCAATTTTGTCGTTACGGACCGCTACATTCAGCATCGGGACGCGATGGCTGTAAAGGTCGTGGTCCGACCTCCAGAAGCCCATTGCTTCGAACTCCTGGCCAGCCTGAAATGGGTCACAGAGCAGCCGCTTATTTCCGGCACATTGGCCGGGGTTTTTGCTACTCTCATCACATATATCTTCAAGCGAGCTGCTGGTCAGCGTGAGGAAATGAAAGCGATCAAAGACAGCCTGGATCAGGCTATCAAGGAACTGGGACACCGCGATCAAAGTCAGATCGATCGGCTGCTCACGACCATTGATCGGATGGCGGACGCACTTCGCCCTGCGGTGAGACAGGCGGTTGCGCCTATTGGTCAAACCGCTTCGTCCCTAAGCGTGGGCGGGACTGCCAGCAATCCAGCGGTAAGGATTGGCCCTGCCGAGCGTGACGCCATCCTGTCAGATGCGGACGTTGAGGTAGGCGATGAGCGAGACTTCTTGGTCCTTATCAGCGAGTTAGACATGGACACGGGAACGTGTCGCATATCCCTTGCTGATGACCTTGATACACGCATCCTGGGGCGGATAACCGATCCAGTCTTTGCCCAGCCGAACAATCCGTATGTCTCGGCTATGGCCGCTCGCCGTCCTATCAAGGTTCGGGCAAAGCCGACCCTCAAGGATGGAGCCATGGAGCGACTTTTCATCAGTGACTTCTACCGCTGATATAAGGTTCACCCACCCCCGAGCGATCCGGCGGACTTTTGGTCAAAGAAAAGGCGGGGTTTTCACCCCGCCAAGCAGTACCACTGAACTGCTGTGCCGCCGCCTGACGGCACGATCTTCTCCGAGACGATTTCCTCCGCTTCCTCCATGGCCTTGAGAAGATCGTTGAGATCTCGAGCCCTGACGGAGTGTTGCATGGATCGCATCAGAGCCGACCGCTTCACGCGACCGCCCTTGCCCTTGATGATGCGCTTGATGCGCTGCGCGTTTGACTGGTGTTCGCTGTTCGATAGATAGTCCTCTGCGCCGGCCATCATGGCCCGTGCGCTGGCCTTTGCCGTCTCGACGCCGAATGCCATATCCTCTTGCGAAACGGCCGCCAGCGGCCCGCCACGGCCCAAAGCGACGATGGTTGCGATCCGCACCGACATCTCTACCGTACGGGCGTAGAACGCCCCTGCGTCGGGGTCTTCCAACAGGGGCTCAATCTCGGCCTTCAGCGCCGCGAAAACCTCCTCGGCGCCATGGTCCCATCCGACCTGCCTCCGGTTCTGGGCCGGGTCCATGTCGGACTGGTTGCGCATGGCATAAGCCATCGGTCCCGACGCCTCGTAGAGGGCGCGGAGTGCCGACACGATCTGCGAAGGAACATCTTGCGCCGAAACGCCGGGGTCGCGATCCTGGCTCTTCGTGTCGCCGCCGACCAGCAGGAAGCGGTTGACCGTGCCGTCCTCGACCGCCGCTCCCTCCAGCGCTCGCCAGAACTGCTCCGGGGTCGACACGCCATAGATCGACATGGCCGGCGCAAAGATGGTCGCGGCCTGACGGCCCGCCCACTCCGGCGACTGGTATTCGCCGAAGCTGATGCCCCACATCGAGCGCAGGATCTTCGCCACCGACCGCTCGAAGGATGAAGCCTTCTTGTGGAGGATGCGGGCCATGAAGTCGCCGAACTCGTCCATGGGGCAGAGAGATAGGGGTGAGCGCAGAAGGAAGTTAATGACCGCGGGCATGGAGATGAACTCCGATGGCCCGATGTGCTGACCGAGATTGGCGGCCCGTAGAATGCGGCTGATCTGCTGGACGGCGTGATCCTTCCCCTGCCCCGTTGGCGCGAGACCGAGCACATATAGGTGAACGCCTGAGCCGGTCGGCCCGACGAACTGCCGCCCGGCCGCAGTCCCGACGATCGCAAGAGCCGCACCGAGGGCAAGGCTGGGCTGCGGCCGCCTGGAGGTCTCGCAGATCCACTGGGCGATTGCGCCGACCAGACCCGCCGGGAAAGCGACCGCATTGGCCGGCGTCAGCGCGGGAGCGCTGGGCGGATCGATGATCACGCCATCCTCGTCCGTGATCGTGCCGTCATTCTGCTCGAACAATCGCCGCACCGACAGAGCGGCCGCGACCTGCCGTCCATGCTCGGCCGTCCCCGGCCCCTCGTCCCGATCCATATGCTGGACCCGGATCGCGGACAGGTCGGCGCCGTACTGGCGGGCTAGCGCGGCTAGGGTGGCACCGTTGATGCCCTGATTGCGGAAGCTGGCCCACTTCCGCGCCACCTCCCCCCGCTTGTACTTCGACCCGCCCGCACTCCACTGGTCGGCCAGCGAAAGACCGGCGCTGGAGCCGCCCGTGGCGGCATGAACCGCCATGAGAGCCTGCACCCACTCGTCATAGCCGCAGTCCGGCGGGATGTGGCCGAGAAGGTCGGCCACCTCGTTCAGTTCAGCACCGCGGCTCTCCGATCGCAGCGGCACGACGTTCGTGGTCGGCTGTTCGGCCCGTCCCTCCTTCATCAGCCATTTGGTCAGCCATGTCGGGACCGGCGGGGCGGCCGCAGGATCGCCATGGACTTCATAGCTACGACCATCGGCCATGATGGCACCTGGCGCGACGACATAGCCGCCCGTGCCGCGCACATCGATGCCCTGCGGCAGCCGGCCCTTGCCGTTGCCGAGCGATCCGTCCTGACGAAAGATCCAGTGATTGCCATCGTTCGGTGTAGCGACGAGAGGGATGCCATCCGGCGACGCACCCTCCTGTGCCATGATCTTGGCCCACGCTGCGACGCCATCGTTTTCGACATCATGCCGATCGGCGTCAACGACGAAGAGCCCGGACTTTCCGAGATCGATTGCGGGGGCCGCATCCGGCCAGCGGCGCCACCAGTCGCGGATAGCGCGCTCGTCCGTGGAAGACTGATCGCGCCAGCGGAAGAAGGGCATTGGCTGCTTGACCTTCGGTCCTCCTGCGTGAACGGGAAAGACCGAAAGACCACGCGCGGCGAGCGACAGGGCAACGCCGAGGTTGGTTGCCTCTCCCGGTGGATCTTGAGCTTTGAGACCGAACGCCATCAGAACGGCGCCTCATCGCGCAGCTTCACCTTCATGGCGAACCGATATTCGGCCACGACCTCACGCATGGCCTGCTCGAACTCGGTCTGTGTGAACTGAGCGAAATCGGTTTTGCCGATCGCGTCGCAATAGGTCTCCAGCTTGTGGCCGGCCTCGACCGTGGCGAGGCTTTCCAAGCGGTCAAACTCGTCCTGTTTCATGTCGTAGGTGTTCCTTGCGATCGCGATGCATTCTGGATCGTCGCAGAGCCAAATCGGCTTTGGCGGGGGTCGCCCATAAGGCCATTTCGGCGCATAGCCGTGCCCGGTCGCGTTGCGGGCGCACACACCGCAGACTGCTGGGTCGAAGCGATCGGCGCTCACGCTGCCCGTCCCGCAGCCTGTGCAAAGGTCCGGCTCACGATGTCGAAGTAGCGGGGGTTGGCCTTGGCTGGGCGAACCGAGATGGTCTGAGGAATCGCGAGCTCCGAGCGGCGCTCGATCGCCTCGTCCGCCGACTTCGGCGCGGGCATCGCGCCGCCATGCTTCACCCACCACTCGGCCGCCTTCTGGCCGGCATAGCCCCCGTGCTCCGGGCAAACCCACTCGTTGTACTGGCTGAGGCCGGCCATGTAGGTGACGCGGATGGAGTCTGGCGATCCCTCCTTCTCCCAGCGTTTCCACATCCAGGAGAGGACCGGCACCATCTGGGGCTTGGTCTGCTCGGACGAAAGGATGCCGACGCTGGCGTCGGCCTCCGCTTCATGCGCCGGTTTTTCCTCTCGCGGCCATTCGTGGCCGCAGACCTTGCACGTCATGGCGTTGAGCGCGGCCAAGGCTTCGCACGTCGGGCACTCCTTGGCCCGAACGTCGTTGATGTCCGCCTTCTCCTCCTTGGCCTTACCCTTGGCCTTTCCGGGCATGATGGAAACGGCGTCTACCGGCCCGTGCATTCGAATGACGCCCGCAAAATCCAGGATAAGGGCGTTTTCCTTGTTGGGTGCGAGACGGAAGCCGCGGCCGACCTGCTGGACGTACATGCCAGTGCTCTTCGTGCCGCGCATGAGGGCTACGAGATCAACGTGCGGGACGTTGAAGCCGATCGAAAGCACATTGACGGAGGTCAGGCATCGAACGAGGCCGGAGCGGTATCGCGCAATGATAGCGTCCCGCTCGCCCTGATTCAGCCCGCCATGAACGACCTCGGCCGTTATGCCCTGATCGCGGATGGCATCCCGAACCGCAGTGGCATGGGCGACACCAGGACAGAATGCCAACCAGGCGCGACGGTCTTGCCCGAACCGGACCATCTCGGCCACGGCCCGATCTACGAGATCGTCTCGCATCGCCGCCGCCTCAAGCTCGGAAGCGATGAAGTCGCCGGCTCGCGTACCGACCCCGCGCAGGTCGATCTGTGCGACCGTAGCTTTCGAGATGAGGGGCGACAGATATCCGTCCTCAATGAGGTCGGCGACGTTGGCCTCGTAGACGATCTGGTCGAAGATTGCCCCGTCCCCGCCGTCCAAGCGCCCCGAGTCCATGCGATACGGCGTAGCCGTCAGACCGCAGACCCGCATGTCTTCAGTGATGTCGCCCATGTTCTCAAAGAACTTGCCGTACATGGTCGATGAGCTGCGCGGGATCAAATGCGCCTCGTCCACGATGATCAGATCGCGCGGTCCGATCGCATCCACCTTGTTGAAGACAGACTGGACGCCGCAGAAAAGGATGCGGCTGTGGGTGTCGCGCTTGCCGACGCTGGCGCTGTAGATGCCGGCGGGCGCCGAAGGCCAGAGACCGATCAGCTCCTTGAAGTTCTGGACGATCAGTTCCTTCGAGTGGGTGATGATGGCGACGCGGAGCATCGGAAACTGCTCGAGCAGTTCCTGCACCATTTTTGCGATGACCAGCGACTTTCCGGCGCCGGTTGGAAGCACGATGAGGGGGGAGCCAACGTTCCCCTCCCAATAGGCATAGAGCGCATCAAGGGCTGCGCGCTGATAGGGGCGAAGCTGCAGGGCCATTACGCACCCCCAAGAGCGAGAAGAAGGCGATCGGCTTCACGTTCCGAAGCAGTGCCGGGGCCGAACGAAAGCTTGGCATGATGGGCGCAATAGCGGCCGTGGACCGCATCGACACCGCATACATGAAGGCAGACAGCCTTCTCTGGGGCATCAGCGGTCGAGACCGGCCAGCGGCAGGCGCTGTTCGGTGCCTCCCATAGGAGCACGGGCGTTGTGCCTTCGATCGGTGAGAACACGGATGGATCGGGCTTGCGCCGCGGCGGCGGCGACGGAACATCGACGGCTTTCGGTTTGGCGGCGGCCTTGACGCTGTTCAGATCCTTCTTCGATCGCTTCGGAAAGCGTTCCGGCCAAGACCGGATCATCTTGTTGACGGTCGAGAAGGATTTTCCAAGCGATTGGGCAATCTCAGCTTGCGTCTTACCGGTGCCCCAGAGGCTTTCGATTTGCGCGAGTTCCTGTTGCTCCTTCTCGGCCGCGCCTTCTGTCCGACCGGGGAATAGCTGCCGGTTCCGACTGGCAAGGCCGATGACTTTGTTCCGGGTGAGGCCAAGACGCTCGCCGATCTGGGTCGCAGTGAAACCTTCGGACCAGAGGGCAGCAGCAGTGTTGATGAGGTCAGGTGCAATGGCGCTCATGCACCTTCTCCGAAGATCAGAGGTTCACGTTCAGCCAGAGCGGCGCGAATGGCATTGGCAAGCTCACGATGCTCTTGCTGGGTGCCGGCTTCTTCGCGAACGTCGAGGTAGTGCAGCCACGATCGGTAGTCGTTCGTGATGTACATGCGGGTTTCGGTGTTGCCGTAAGGCAGAACGCAGCGGGCGCATTCCTTGGCGATTCCGCGCTTCAAAGCGCCCCGATAGGCCCAAGCCGAAGCCTTCATCACGACCCACTGAGCCATGCGCCACCAGCGATGGGTGGAAGACGGGAGGTCATCGATGCTGTTCTGCCGGTTCTTCTCGTCCTGCCGGCGCGCCTGACGGTAGACGAAGCCGATCGCCTCGGCATACCGAAGGCTGAACTGCTGGAATTTGGCTGAGCGATGCCGCAGCACCTGCATTGCGATATCGAGCGTCGTTGTCGCTTCAACCGTCGCAGAGGCGTGCTCGTAGGGTGACCAGTGCTTGTGACGCTTCAGGTACTCCAGAAGGCGCGGGGCGGTCTCCCGATTGGCTTGGTTGCTGGGGTTGGAGACGCGGGCGGCGTAGGCTACGAAATCCCCGCCGGTCTCACATTCTGGCACCAGTGGCTGCGTCGCCGCGACGAGACGAACAGTGTTCATGACGCCGCTCCCTTGCAGAGACGGCCAATCTCACGCTCGACGTACCAGCGCGCCTTCTCCAGATCCTCGACCGGGTTCTCGGTCTTGAGGCCGGCGCGCCAGAGGTACTTGATCGCATTTCCGATGTTGAAGTTATGGTGTTCGGCGATGGTCACGCATTCGACCCCGGAGGGATGCGAGGTGTAATGCGGCGGATGGTTGATGAGGTCGGTCATGCACCCTCCAAGATCGCCGCGACGGGTCGATCCTCTTGGTTCTGATACTTGCCCACGTAGCCGATGACCGGCTCGTCCAGACGGTGGAAAATGACTTGCGCGATGGGGGAGCCGGACGCGATCTGGATCGGCCGGAAGCTGTTGTTGACCAACTCAAGGGTCAGGAACCCAGCCCAACCGGGTTCGATCACGGTGTTGAAGACCGAGAGGCCGCGGCGTGCCCAAGTCGATTTGTCATGGACGACGCCCATGGCATCGGAAGGCATGTCGAACCGCTCGACCGTGGAGGCGATGCGAAATTCTCCCGACTGCAGGATGAAGCCGTCCTTGATGCGGATGTCGTATCCGCAGTGGGAGAGACCCGCCGTCATGCCATTGATCTTCACCGCCTCGATGAAGGGGCTGACCGGCTGGAGCTTGCGAATGGTAGGGCCTGATAGGACGGTCATGCCGCCTCCCTTTCCGCGCCGTCCACCCAGGCGCGACCGTCTGGCATCCGGTAGGTGACGGTTTCGGCGTTCCGATCGGCATCCACCTGCTCGCCCGGCACGAGATCGGGAATGAACAGGTGGAAGGCGCAGCCACGCTCCTGATCTTCGACGGAAAGCAGGCTGCCGTTGCGGCTGCAGCGCCAAGCCGCCTCGCCGCCCATTTCAGGCGTGGAGTTCAGGCAGGTGCGGCAGTTCCGGGGCGCAAAGTCAGTGCCGTGACAAATCCCATGCGATTTGCAGAAGCGGCAGAGGTGACTTTGCGGATCTTCCGAGATGCGAGGGAGCGGACGCGCAGCCTGCAGGACACGCTCTGCCTTTGCCATAAGGGCAATCGCCTGCGTCGCGTCATAGTGAATGCGAACGTCAGCGCCGGCATAAAGCTCGTCGGTGTCCTTGTTGACGGCGTAGTAGAAGAACCGATGGATGCCACTGCAGTGCATTTCGGTCTGCGCCTGTGCCATGTGGTCCGGCTTGGCGACCGCGATGCCATGCTTCTGCAGTTGCGCGAAGTTCTTCGCGTTCATGGTCTTCACGCCGACCAGGTGCTCGGCCTTCGGGGCCTCGAGGAAGCCCGTTCCTCGGCCATCGACCTTGACGACGAAGTGGCCGTCGAGCTCGGTGAACGTCCACTGGTCGCCGGTCTCAGGGTCGGCGTCTGAAACCTTGACCCCGGCGGCGCGAAGCTCGGCGAAGGCTCGAGGCTCACGGTGATGCCCCGTCTCGAACAGGCGAAGCATCTGGCCCGAGAACATCTCCGGCTCGTAGGCCCAGCGAAACTGATACCAGATGGCGCGCTCGCAGGCCTTACCGATCATGGATCCGGACAAGCGGCGCTGATGCCGAGGCCGCTGACGGGCGGCCAGTGCGCTGTCGATCGCTGCGATCGTGGCTGAGAGTGGCGGGAGGTTGAGAGCGGGCATCAGGCTGCCACCCCGTTTCGCGCAGCGCGGTCAGCTTCCTTTTTACCGATCCAAAGCCCGCCCTTTCCGCAGCCATCACAGCGAAGGTGGAAAGCGTGGATCTGCGTTCCCTTCTCGACCTGGAAGAGGACCGAACCGCAGTATTGGCAGCCGCGGTCTCGTTCGATGACCGAGCCGATGATAAAGGCTGACATCACGCTGCCTCCTCATCGAAGGCGCGACGCTCGACGCGGATCGCATAGACGGTCGTGGAGGGCTTGCGGAACTTGTCCACGTCCACGCCCGCGGCCTTCATGGCCTTCTCGTCTAAACCGCCCTTGCGCTCGCTGACGGTCTGCTTCGCGATGAACTCCGAGCCGCCCAGGCTGTCGGCCGTACCCATGGCCTCAGCCACTTCGGCTTTCAGTTCGCCTTCGCGCTCCTGCAGGTTCTTGATGGTTTCCCGGACCAGGGCGAGCTGATCGACGGGGTGACGATTGTGATGGCGCCCGATCTCGGGCAAAGCATTCCCGTTCATCGTTTCGATCTCCGAACGACGTTGAAAGACGTGGTTTGTGAGGGTGCCGGGCGGGCTGGTTTCCTAGGCCTCTACCCGCCCGGCCGCTTCATCAGCCGGCGCGTCGAGCCCAGCCACCGCCACCGGCCGCAGCCTTCTGCTGGGGCGCGCTGCTGGACTGCTGCTGGCCGCGTCCGGGGGCGCTGTTCGCGCCGCCCCAAGCCTTCACGCCCTTGACCTCGTTGCGGGTCGGGTCCTGCGGTGTCTGCTTCTTCTGGAAGCCGATCGAGAGTTCGCAAGGGATGTGGTGCAGCTCTTCCGTATTGCGCGGTGCCATTTTTCCCGTGGCGTGGCAGATGGCCGACAGATTGCGGGCCGCGATATCGCGCGTCTTGTCGCCCTTCTCGCCCTGCACGTTGTAGCCGTGCAGTATGTCCTGGAAGATGATGCGGCCCTCGCAGGCGCCCGACAGAATCTTCCAGCGGAACGTGAGCTTGGAGCCCTTCTCGCCGCTCTGCCCGATGTCGCGCTCTTCGCTGTCCACGATCTCGGCGTGATACTTGCCCTCGGGCAGCGCCTCGAACTCCTGCGTCGGCTCGTGCTCGGCAGCATTGAAACCAGAAATATCGACCATGATCGTGATCCTTACGCAGCGTTCTTGATAGGGGTGGAGGTGCCGGCCTGCGGCAGATACGGGGCCAGGGCGTCGTATCCCTGCCCGCGATCGAACCGCACGCTCTCGGGGATGCCGTAGCGGTTTTTGGCAACGAAGGCGGGCTTGCCGACCGCATGGATGAGAACGGTCGAGGCAGATCCTTCGGCGCGGGTGCGCTTCTGGTTGAAGCCCTTGCCGTCCTCGACCTTCATGTTGACCGGCTTCTTCAAAAGCAGGATGGCGTCGAGGTCGCGGGTTATCTGCCCGTTCAGCTGCTTATGCAGATCGATCTCGTAGCGGTCGTAGCTGGCCGTCTCGGGGTCGTTGAAGGTCGTCACGACGCTGTGCGCGATGAGCACAATCGCCATGCCGCGGTCGCGGCGGAGCGCGTCGCACCCATCCTGGAACTCGCGCAGAACCGTCTTGGCGTTCACGTAGCCCTTGCCATAACCGAAGTCCTCGATTTTGGCCTTCGCGTTGCCATGCTCGTCACCACGCCGGCACGTCTCGGCGAAGATCATTCCCTGCAGTGCCGTGACCGAATCCACGACCACGGTCTTGAACTCGTGGTCTTCGTCATAGAGGGCGCGCATGGAGTCGATCACGCTGGCGAAGTCGGGCAGGACGCCGAACGATTCAAGCTCGACTTCGCCAGGCGTTCCTTCCTCGCACTGGAGGAAGACCGGGGACGGGAACTCGGAGGCCAGCGTGGTCTTGCCGACGCCCTCGTTGCCGTAAATCAGGATTCGCGGGGGCTGGTCGGCCCGCACGGTCCGCAGGTCTGAAAGGCTGATCGCCATTTCAGTCTCCTTGTTCTGAGGTTGGCATGTTGATGATCCATCCGCCGCCCATGCCGTCCTGCGAGGGATAGAAAGTGGCCGTCACGGACTGCGCCGGCCAAATCTGGATGTGCGCCGTCCCATTCGTGGGCGGCAGCTTGGAGAACAGGCCTCCGGGGATCAGGCTGTCATCCTGAATGACGCCGATCTCGACCAAGAGGTCGTTCATCGCCTTGATGCGGTTGTCGGCGTCGGCTCGAAGAAGATCGATTTCGAACGCCATATTGACGAGCACCCGGCCCTTGAAAGCCGGAACCTGCTGTCGGCGGATCGCCGCGGCAGCTTCCATTCTCCAGACCTCGTAGGCTTCTGTGCGAGCTCGGCCGCGGCGCGTGTTCTTGAACATCGCGTTGACGCTTGGCGGCACCGGGCAGGAGAAGGTGACCGGAGAAAGCACCGGGATGCCCTCCCCGGTCTGCTCACCGCGCCCCACCACGGGCTGCGATTTGATAGCGGCCGCGATCACGACCTAACCCCGCTCTCAGCGATCACGCGATCGCGGACCCGGCGAAGGAGGTCTATTTCGCGCTCCAGTTCAGGCACGATGCAACGCGCCTCGGCTGCGGAAATCTCACCATCTGCCACCGCATCCAGAATAGCGGAGGTAACCCGCCCGTCCTGCTGAACCATCATGCTGATCTTGGCGCACCAAGGCATGTCGCTGGGTGCCACCGGCTCGCGCCGTACGATGTCGTAGCCAAGCGCCTCTGCCAAAGCGGCCAGGATGATCGGCTGGCCGGCCTCGAGATCGAGATCAACTGCAACGTCCAGGGGGCAATGCTGATCGGGATGCTCGGGAAGGCCGTAACGGCTGAGAACCGAATGGCTGACCCGAGTTGAATTCTCAACCGACCGCCCGCCACCCGAGAGGGAGATCGCTCGCCGAACGGCGGCCTTCAGCGCCAGTCGCATGTCGCCCGTCGATTTGCGAAGGTCGATCATCGGCCGCGCTCCGAAACACGAGGACTCACGTTTTCAATGACGCTCGCGTGATCGCGCCCCAAAATGCGGGCATGACCAAAACGGCGATCACGGCGGCGAATGAGAATTGCGGATTGCGTGCCGGTCACGGCCTGCAGGTTAAATCCATGTCCTGCGGCGCGGCCAATGATCGGCGCGGTTCGACCTGCGTTACCCGCATGTCCATTATGATGAAGCGCTGCCAATGACATCATCGAACCGCCTGTTTCGCAGGGGTTGCGAGTTTCAAGCCGAGGCGCTTGGCGATGTCCTGCGCGACGAAGACGTGTGTCTCGACCTCGATCATGATCGTGTCATCGGGCCGGGTATAGCTGCGCGGCTGGGTCATGCTGCTACCGCCGATTTGCGCTGGCTAGAAGCAGTCTTGCCCTTCCGATGGAAGACGATACCGTGTGCGTGCAGCTCAAGAATCCGGGCCGGAAGCTCCTTGGAGCTGACCCTTTTGAAGAGCATCAGGCGAGGCAGGATCGCTTCTGCATCGGTCAAAACCGAAGTCTCTTGGTACCCGAGAGCCAATCGAGCAGCTTTCAGAGTTCCAAACATCCGGCGAGCTTCAACTGATGCCCAGCCTTTCGGTATTTCAGAGAAAGCAGGAAGCCATGCAAGGCGACCAGCGGCAGCTTCGTCAATCGTGTCCGACATAGCCTGCGAGGCACAGAACCAGTCGAGCTTTTCACAACTCGGAGCGAAGGCGTGATGAAGGAAGGCTTCCTCCCTCCAACTTCCGTCGATCGTGGCCAGGCATTCGATCTTCTCGCAACGTGCTGCAGCGAGGGTCTGAAGCCGGCGATAGAGGTTAGAAGTAGCTCCGATCTTGATCGAAGCGCTTGAGGCGGAACGGGCGAAATAAATCATGCTGCGAGCCCCGACATGGAGACTGGCAGAAAATCCGTTACGGACAGATGGCAGCCAGATTGCTCAGCGGCATGAAGCAGTATCGGTATGTGCTTGAACGGAATCATTCCCCCAGTTCCGCCCTTCTCTTTCGGGCGTCGCCAGTTCGAGACTCGAGTCCGATGCACACCAGCGATCTTCGCCACTGCAGTCGGGCCGCCAAGGGCGTCAATGATTGATGAAGCAGGTTCCATAGCAACGTTTGTAGCGCACAACGCTGCAGAAGGCAACAACATTGGTAGCGATTTTAGAACGCGCCGAATGTAGCGTAGCGCGCTACACGTTCGAAATGGTGCGAGAATGGCTCTCAGACACGCTCAAAACCCGTGGGATGACCCAGGCAGAATTGGCCCGGCGCCTTACGGCTGAGCTTGGCCGCTCTATCGATCGAGCTGCGGTCAACAAGATGCTTAGCGGAAAACGAGGTATTGATGCCGATGAGGCGGCCGCGGCTGAACGCATTCTAGATGCAAGGGCACCGCGAGATGTAGTCGATCGGCCCGCTGACGTGTTTACGCCAGCGCCTATCCCCGGGTCCGAACTCGTCGGCCCTACCGACCTTCCGGTCTACGCTGCGGCGCAAGGCGGTGACGGGCATGTGATCGTGACATTCGACGCTATCGAGTGGGTGAAGCGACCAGAACCGTTGCGCAATGTGAAGGGTGGCTACGGCCTGCTCATCACCGGCAGTTCTATGTTCCCAATGTACCGGCCAGGCGATATCGCCTTGATGCACCCTCATCTCCAGCCCGCCCGCGACACAGAGGTGGTGCTCTATCACACCCCGCCGACCGGCGAGGCGGAGGCTATCATTAAGACGCTCGTGGGCTTCAATGACCGCGAATGGACGCTCGAACAGTACAATCCGCCTAAGCAGTTCTCCGAGTTCCGGCAGGAATGGCCGATCTGCCACCGCGTCGTCGGCAAATATTCCGCGCGCTAAGCCGCATCCACCTCGCCCGGCACATTGCCGTGAGCGAAGAGGATCTGCGCATCCTCAAAATCGCCTGTAGATGGATCTCCGGTCCGGGAGAACGCCACAACTCCCGCCTTCGAGAGCGCTAAGCGCTCAGCCCTTCGGCGAGCCCCGTCCGCGCTTGGAAGGGTCACCGGAATATCCGCGACCAAGCCACCTTTGCTCCCCGACTCGAAAGACTGGACGACGTAATATGTGGTCTGAGCCATTGCTGCCTCCTTGTGATCGATAAGGCAAGCTGACTCCCAAACAAGAACATAACAAGAACAATCCAGAGACGTAGCGATCGGCTTGTGGATCGCTGTGGATAAACACGGCTTTGCGCCGCTACATCAGTTTTCGGTTTTCGCTACGTTTGTTGTTGCGCTCGGTAGCGAGGTGCGCTACGTTTGTATCCATCACCCCAGCCACACCGGCCCTTGATGGAGCCCGAGCGCCATGCGCCCCATTCCCCCGACACCCGACCGTTATGACGATCCGCTGAACCTGCCCCGCGGCATCATCGTGGGCCTGATCAGCACAGCCGGCATTGCCTCGCTGTTCTGCGCCGCCCTCTCCCTCTGCAACGACTTCTACGGCTCGAGCTCTGCCGCTCGGCAGGAGACGACGCTGGGCAGTTCGTACCGGTCGGCGGGTGTGCGATGATCCTGGGCGGCCGAATGTCCAAGTCTCCGCTGATCGCCATGGGCGCTATGCTGGGCCTCTCCGGGCCTTTGTTTGGGGCTGACGGCCCCTTCCACTTCGACCGCTCGAAATACTGGCCTCGCTCAAAACCCGCGCCAGTACCGCCAGCGAAAGCCAAGCGCCGTGCCAAGGCGAAGGCCGCTCGCAAGGCGCGCGCCATCACGCGGAGGGCCGGTCGATGAGCGCCATCCGCATCTCCTCCTTCACCCTGATCACCAGCCTGGTCATCTGCGGCGTTGCCGCTGCGGCCTATGTGCTCGGAGCCTCCTGACATGGCCTCCACACCAAATAGCCAGACGCTCGGTCTGATCGCAGAGCGCGCGCACATCATGTCGGAGATGGCCAAGGTCGCCCAGGTGGCCGGCTGGTTCGAGCCGAATGGCGACATCACCGGCCTGCATATCGCGACGATGCGCGAGCAGGCGCACCAGTTGGCCGAGCTTCTCGGCTTCGACCTCGTAGAGCGGCCCAAGCCTCTCAAGCCTCACCAGACGAACACCGAACCGAGCCGCCGCTACTTCAGCGCCGCCGATCTGGCAGACATCGCCTACGACGAGCGTCGAGATGCTCTTGAGGCTGCGGAATGACCGACCACCCCACCCTCAAGAAGTGCCTAGACGGGCGTGTCGTTGACCGCCGCACGGGCCGGGAGATTTCTCGATGAGCACCGATACGCCCTTCAATAAGCTCGCATCGCGCCTCTATCGCACGCCTTACCTCGTCATGCCTCGCTTGGCTCTCGAAGCTATGCCGCTGGAATGGCAGAACCGGCTGGAGGCGATTTTAAAGGAGGCCGACGATGCCGGTCTGGTGACGCCCGGATATTACGTGCTGCGCGACGAGCCGGAATACACAACGACCGAAGACGCCGACAGCAACGATCCCACCTCACGGGTCGAGACCTATCATTCCCTTCGCAATGATCCTTGGGCCGATTATCGGCGCGGCGACGCTCAAGCGCTCTCCCTCGCCGCCCGCTCATCGAAGGAGGCTTGAGCATGAAGAACCGTCTTTCAGATTTGAACGACCACCTGTTCGCGCAGCTTGAGCGGCTATCCGACGAAGACCTGACTGCTGAACAGGTCGAGCGCGAGGTCGAACGCGCCAAGGCGATCGCTGGCGTATCGAGCCAAATCATTGGCGCCGCAGCGCTCCAGTTTAAGGCGGCAGAACTTGTTGCGCAGCATGGACGCGGCTTGGTCGACTTGATCCCCGAAAGCCTGACCGGGAAAAGCATTGAGCACCGCAGGGCCGGGCGGTCGATGACGGAGCAGGAGGCCGAACGCGCCGAGGCGAGCGCGAGGCGCGCAGCTCGCGAGATAAACGAAGAGCGCGAGGAATGGGATCGCCAGGAGGCTATGCAATGAAGGGTCGCAGCGTCGCCTATAGCTTAGCCGAAAAGGCTTGGCTGTACGACAATAGGCTCCTGCCTATCAGCGAATATCACGCCGCTTTCTGCGCCACCTTTCGGCGCGACGACGTGTCGGCCGCGAACATTCACGCCTTCCGCAAGCGCAACGGCTGGAAGACCGGCAGGACGGGCCAGTTCGCAAAGGGGAGCGAGCCGCACAACAAGGGCGTTGCCTGTCCTGAAGGCGTTGGCGGACGTCACCCCAATGCTCGGAAGACGCAGTTTCAGCAGGGCAACCGTACCGGCCGCGCGAACGACAACTATCAGCCCATCGGAACGGAGCGGATCAGCAAGGACGGATATCGCGAGCGAAAAATTCACGACGGCCTACCGATGCAATCTCGCTGGCAGCTTGTCCAGCGCATCAATTGGGAAGGCACCCACGGCCTCATTCCAGATGGCTACGCTCTGAAGTGCTTGGACGGAGACAGGCTGAATTGCGATCCGGCGAACTGGGCGATGGTCTCGCGTGGCGTGCTGTCTCGCCTGAACGGCGGAAGGCACAAGACACGCCTCGCCTATGACGCCGCGCCTGACGAATTGAAGCCAACCGTCATGGCCCTCGCCAAGCTTGAGCAGGGTCTGCACGAAACCATCCGACATCGCCACATACGACAGGAGTCCCACCATGGCTGACCGCATGACGACGGCCCCTGTCACCGTGCCGGCAGAAGTGCTGGATAGATGCTGGGAAGACCTAGTTGAGAAGGACGACCGCACGTCCCCCGAGGATTACCCGGATCACGCCCTCATCACGCGCGACGAATTGGCCGGGTATCTCGCCCTCGCCGCGCGTCCAGCCATTACGGCCGGGACGGATGCGGGGGCGGTGAAGGTCAGCAACGCTGAACTGGCACAGATGGCGCTTTGTCAGGTGTCATGGATCGAGGAAGGAAAAGCAGAGCACCCACATCGTCTTGATGCAATCCGAGAGGCATTGGTCCGCCTCGCCGCATTGGAGCCAGCAATAACCTGCAAGGGTGAGCCAGCCGCATGGATGAATGGGGATCATCTAAGACAATACAAAGCGAAGGAGTGCGAAGGCATATTTTGGGCTTCGCCAGAGCGCAGCGATTTCTACGACACGGCGCTGTTCGCCGCCCTCGCCCCGGAGACTGCCGAGGCGATAAAATGGCCTGCCCCGAAGGTCACAAACCCGGATATCGCGAACCCAACAGGCACGCCATATCTGGATTGCCTCCTGCATCGCCTTCTTGATGCGCAACAGGAGGTGAACGAACAGGCTAACGCCACCATGTCGCAGCCCCTCGCGGACGTAGCGGCATTGATGGACGAATTAGAAGCGGCCATTCGGAAATTCGGGGGCGGTGCCACCCCGGAGACTGCCGAGGCGGTGCCGGTCGCGGCCCAGCCGGGAGAGGCCGTGCGGGAGGCGCTAAAGCCATTCGCGGAAGCCGCCAATAAGTACGACCCGCCGGAGGATGACGACCACCTAATGGCGTGGGGTTGCCATTTCACTCTCGGGCAAATGCGTCAGGCTCGCGCCGCCCTCGCATCCGTTCCAGCCCCGGCCGGGGATGATGCGTTGCGGCGGTTCGCGGAGAGTTTCAAGTTCACTGTCACCGACAGCTTCTACAGCGAAGCCTACCTGACCATCAACGAACCGGACAGCGTGAGCTTTCGCATTGGCAACGGCTCGCAATTCTCAAAGTTCATTGCCACTCTTGAGGCTCGCCGTCGCGCCGCCCTCTCCCAGCCCAAGGAGCCCCGCACATGAGCGCGCCCGGTGGAGAATATCCCGGCATCGCAGCGGCCTGCCAACTCATCGCACTCGACAACGGCGGGATCAACCGCAGTCGCTCAGTCGCCAAGCAAGGCAGCGAGATGCGGAAGTGGCTGGCGAAGCAGCCAGCCGAGATGGTCGAGCCGATCGACGCATGGCTTTCCAGCCTGTCAGAGGCCGATCTGGATGAGGTTTGCTGCGGCTGCGCTGATGATGAGGCGCATGTGGCTTTGCTGATGGCTGCACCGCCGTTCACGGACGAGCTTCTCAACTCCTACTTCGATGAGGTCTGCTGATGAGCGCGCCCACCACACAGGCAGGCACGGTGCCGGAGGATATTCAGGCCACCCCCGACCTTCCAAGCATCCTTGCAGCCAAGATCATGCAGCTGGATTGGGCTCGCGGCAGCACGGCAGACGAGCAAGCAGACCGCTACGGACAGATTCAAGAATTGATCTTGGTCGAAATCAACATGGCCGGCTTTTCTGCGCTCGCGAAGACCGCCGCGTTGCAGGCAGAGTTGGGGCGAGTCATTGCCGACCGGTGTATGTTCGCTGAATGGTTCAACAAGGCGAACGCCGAACGTCTGGCCGCCGAACAGCAACTCTCCGAGCTACGGGCAGAGATGGAGACGGTGCGGGAGGCTATCTCGCGCATCATAACCACGAAGCGGATGTTCTCCAGCTTCAATTGCCAGACGAACGGGCATTTTCTTACCAACAACGGCGAGACCGAGTTCATGACGGTGAAGGAAAGCCGGCGCCTCGTGGATGGAATCTGGATGGAGCTTAATGGCGTTTTGGCGACCATGCCCGCCGCCCGCTCCGCATCCAGGGATGGCGTCCGATGAGCGCAATTCTCATGTCCGCCGCCTTCGTAGCATCCATCTATGCGCTTGGAGCACTTATAGGAATAATTTTAGTCTGGTGTTTTGAGAGCAGGGAGCGATCCTACCTTCTTCTTGCAGCCTTCATAATCATATCCATAGCCGGAGGCGCAATAATCATCAGTAATTCGGATCGGGAGGACCAGCGTACAGCCACGCAGTCCGCATCCAGGGAGGGAGTCCGATGAAGCTTGAGAACCCACTACCTCAAGCCCAAGCTGCTCTCGATCGGATGAAGCGGGCCAACGATCGTGGCACCGGATGCCACCTCACCACTGAAATGATCCGCGAACTCAGCCTGACAATAATCGGACAGTGGTGGGATGACGACAAACCCTACATGGCCGGGAGCCCGACCGATGGCGAGTGAGCGCAAGTCTGCCTGTCGTGCGATCAGCCGTAAGAAGATCGCCGTGACCCGTTCTGTGAATTGGACTAGGGGATCGGAATACAAATTCAGCGCCGAATACCCCGGCTTCCCCGGCTACTGTTGGGGAAGCACGGCTCGGGACGCGCGCGAGGAAATGATCCGCGTCCTCGTTCAAAACGGGTTTGTTGACCCGCGTCCCGTTGAGAAAGGGGGCGTCCGATGAGCGATCGCAACGACCTGATCGAGGAACTGCGCGCTGTCGCAGAGGACCGCCACGGCGCGAAGAACACGCACCTCCTGTCTTGGCTGGAGAAGGGCTATTTCCACTGCCAGCACGGCCCGGAGAAGTGGTGCCAAGGCGACTATCTCGATAGCGCCAAAGCCTACATCGAAAGGCTTGAGGCGATCTCTCAGAACGCCCTCGCCACCATCGCCCGCCTAGAGGCAGAGGTCGAGGCGGGGAAGCGCGAGCGCAACGCAACGGCTGCGCGGTTCGCCCGGCTTCACACCATCGCCTCGAAAATCCGGTGGTCCGATCTCGGCTTGCCAGCCATGAACGTCGCCTCGACGCAGGAGGGGCTGACCGAACTATCGCAGTTCCTGCTTCAGGACGCCTTGGAAGCTTGTCTGGACCGGCAGGGCTTGCCCCGCACCGAAGGAGAGCGCGCATGAGCGAGAGGCTGACGGTCGGGCAGAAACTCTGGAAAGTGCCGGGCGAACCTCGCCAGCGCAAATACGCTGGGTGGGTAGAGATCGAGTCGGTTGGCAGGAAATGGGCGACGACGAAACAGCGCGACCGTATCCATATCGAAACCCTCCGTACACAAAGCGGCTACGGCTACCAAGACAGGTTCTACCTTAGCCGAGAGGAATACGAGGAAGAGTTCCGTTTGGCTTGCGCTTGGAGCCTTCTGGAAGGAAAATTCAGGGCTCTCGGAGCGCGACGGCCGAGCACAACAATAGAGAAGATCGAACAGGCTATATCGCTTCTTGGCTATGACGTGGCCGAGTTCCGAGCCGCCCTCTCCCGTGAGGAGGGACGGTGATGGGCCTCCTCACGCCAGACCAAGCAGCGCGATATCTCGCCATCTCAACCCGCCAGCTTCGGGATCTCACCCGAGCAGGCAGCATCCTCTACGTGAACATCGGTCAGCGTGACCGAGAAACGCGGCGATACACAGCGGAGGACCTGGAAGCTTTCATCGAGGCTCGGAAATGTCAGTCTACAAGCGTGCAGGCGCGGAAACGTATTCCTTCGATTTTCGCTGGCGAGGTCATCGATTTCACGGCTCTACAGGGTGCGTTACCAAACGCGATGCCGAGAAGTGGGAAAAGGCCGAGAAAGAGCGGGTCAAGGCCATCCAAGCCGACCCAGGCAAGACCCTGACGTTCGGGCGGGCTGTCACGATGTACTGGGAAGAGGTCGGGCAGCATCGATCCCGTCCTCAATCGGTATCCAGCATCATGGGCTGGCTTCAGAAGCACATCGGCATCGACACGCCCATCACCGAGATCGACGGCGCTCTCGTCGCCCGCCTCGTGGCCCTAAGGCGAGGCGATCGGCGAAAGATGAAGTCGGATGGCGGCGTCATTCTCGCCCCTGTCGCCGCTGGCACCGTGAACAGGAACATGCTGGAGCCTCTGCGCTCTATCATGCTTCGCGCCGAGAACGTATGGGGCATACGGGTGCAGCGGATCGAATGGAACAAGCTGCGCCTGAAGGAGCCGCAAGAGCGCGTCAGAGAGGCGAGTGAGGCCGAGGAAAGCGATATTCTGTCGCTGGTCCCTGAAGGCTACAGAGAGGCTGTCCAATTCGCCATCCTTACGGGGTGCCGGCGCGCTGAACTTCTGGGTTTGACGTGGAAGGACGTAAATTTCTTCTCCCGTGACTTTCGGGTGACGGGCAAGGGCGGCCTATCTCGGACAATCTCGATGACGCAGGAGGTCTTTGATCTCCTGAAAGGTGAGTTCGGCAAGCATCCCGAATCAGTCTTCACCTACGTAGCCTACTCAGGACGGGATGGCAGAAAGAAAGGGCTCCGGTACCCAATCACGAAGTCAGGGCTGTCGAATGCCTGGGGCCGCAATGTTCGGGGGAAGGTGCCGAACTTCAAATTTCACGACACGCGTCATACAGCCGCGACCCGGCTGGTGCGGGCAACGGGGTCCATAAAACTGGCGCAGAAGCTCCTAGGACATGCGAAGATAACGACGACGACGCGGTATGCCCACGTCACCCACGAAGACCTTCGACAAGCCCTAGAAGCCGTATCGACTGCGAGAAGTCCCACGCAAAACGCCACGGAAAACGAACAAGTCGCCGCAACTAGCGAAAAGAAAAGGAACTTCTAG